TATACACTAAATAGGTATTCGTGCCTATGTCACGAAACTTTACAGAGACACGTCGAGTCTCTTCAAATCTGCGGGTAACCATTCCGCAAGTAACTAAAGGTATTTTATTCTCATGATCAAATCTGTATTCGCAGTTCTGTCTGCTTCCGCACTCTCCGCAGGCGCTGCCCTTGCAGGTCCCTACGTCAACGTAGAGGCCAATTCTGGTTTCCAAGGAACTGATTATTCCGGAACCACCACTGACCTTCACGTGGGCTACGAAGGCGCTCTTGGCGATGCTGCTTCTTACTACGTTCAGGCTGGCGCTAGCGTAGTCTCACCTGATGGTGCCGAATCCGACACCGTTCCTTCTGGTAAAGCAGGTCTCGGCGTTGCTGTGACTGACTCCCTGTCTGCCTATGGTGAAGTTTCCTTCATCGGTTCTGGCGACAAGGACATCGACCGTGGTTATGGAACCAAAGCAGGTCTGAAGTACAACTTCTGATCTACACCTCCTAGCAAAATATAATTTTACATTTACAGATGAAAGCATTCGCAATTGCCCTTGCTGCTGGTGCAGCTGCCCTCTCTGCTGCTCCTGCCCTCGCTGGTCCTTACGTAAAGACCAAGCACGAATTCGTCGGCACTGACGACGACTACTCCAAAGGTACCCATCAACTTCGTATCGGTTACGGCACGAAGCTTGGTCGCTTCTCTCCCTATGTGGAAGGTGGCGTGGGTCGTGCTTACAGCGACAACACCGGAGCAGAAGAGGACTTCAGCGTGATTCAAGTCGGTAGCGGTTTGAAGATCACTGATAATCTCTCTGGTTATGGTAAGTGGATCAACACCTTCAAGGAAAACGATACTCGTGCCTGGAAGGTTGAACTCGGAACGAAGTATTCGTTCTGATAACTGATAATGCTCAAGGGGGACTTCGGTCCCCCTTTTTTCATGCCTATATAGAAAGCATACTATTGGTCTGTCATGGTCTTCCCAAACAAAGGGAATGAACCAGTATCTAATCAGGCACCTGAGAAACGTGGGTCTTCCCCTATCAAATGGTTTGCCGTTGGACTCGGCGGACTTATTGGTCTTTCTCACTTTGCCATGATTGGAATGCTTGTGAATAACAAGCAGATGGTTTACCCCAATCTCAATCTTCCAGTCAGTGAGTATTCGTCCTATGAAGCAGAAGTAGGACCACAAGGTTACCGAGTAAGATATAACGCTAACGATCCTAAAACTCTAAGTCGTATTCAAGAACTTGACTTAGACAAACATCAACAACGACCGAGTGGTCTATTTGGTACTGGTAACCCCAGAACATCTTCAGAGAGACGTAGACAACGTACGATTGAAGAATATACTATGGAGGGGACCCTCAATATGGATAATGCATCCGCTGAGTCTCTCCCAAAGATCGGAACAGCATCGACGATCGGAGGAGCCGATGTCGCGTGTATAGAGGCGGTAGGTGGTGGAAAGTCTCAGGGCAGGTTCCTGGGTGCTAGTCTCGGTGCTGTAGGTGCGGGTACCCTAACGGGTATTCCTTTTGTTGGACCGCTTCTAGCGGGTGCTCTTACCATGTTCTCCAGTGATAAGGCATCAGAAATCGGTGGTAACATCGCAGAGAACTTCTCAAAAGACTGTTGACTGTGTTATGATGGTCGGGTCTACTGCCCATCATGAAACGTATTATTGAGAATCCGGTCACGCAATTCAATTTGCTGTTGATTGGTACTCTGATGGTTATTCAGCTTGTGCACATTCATGCCCATCACAAGATGGATGTGGATGTGCATTCGTATGTCTTCAATTTCTGCAGGAACAACCCTGATCAGTGCAAGAGGATGCTGTCGGAGTATTGACAAAACTTCATCTTTCCTATATAATTATGTAACAGTTCGCAACACTCCAAACAATGACTCGTTCAAGCACCGTGACAATTGAAGACGGCGGACGTACAAACATGTGGGCAACAGAACCACGTATGTACATCGATCAGACTGCAGCAGAACGCTACGGTTACGAAACCCATGCCGAACGTGCAGAGAAATTGAATGGACGCACTGCTATGCTTGGATTTGTTGCTGCTGTTGTTTCTTATAGTTTCAGTGGTAGTCTATTTTTCTTTGGTATCTTCGGATTCTGAACATGATTGAACTTTTGACGCAGACTGAGTTTACTTGGGCTGCCAACCATACCATTGCAGAATTCCTTGCGGGTTATGTATTTGGTGCGGCACTTATTATTGGAGCACCAGGAGTATTTTTCTTCATTGCTTTCATGCCTGCACTGCAGCGCACCAAAGGAGCAATGGTTGGGTATAGTGATCACAAGACCTATGGCGATTCCTCTACCTACGAGAACACACCTAGTTCACAACTGGACTATTCAAAAGCATACTTACAACTATCAATTCTAGAACAATGAACGAAAGAGCAGAACGCTTCAATGGTTGGGCAGCAATGATCGGCATCATTGCCGCATTCGGTTCCTACGCAACGACAGGTCAACTGATTCCTGGACTCTGGTGATGGGATTCTTAGTAGCAGCTTTGCTGATGCTAATACCTATCGCAGTAGTAGCTGGAAGATCATGACTTACGATTGGACATTGCTTCAAACACTAATCTTTGTCATTACTCCCTACTTCGTCATGCTTGCCTTGGCAAACAAAGACGATGAAGACGACGGTCCACCAGACGGTGGACTCATGACACCAATATTCCAAGGGGCTACTTGAGTAGTCCCTTTTTTTATGCTATACTTGAGCCAGTAAACTTCATCATGAAACTACGAGACCCAATGAGACTGTCCGACAAGACTCTGAAGATTCTTCAAAACTTCACGACGATCAATCAGTCTCTCTTTTTCAAGGAAGGCAACAAACTCCGTACGATCTCTGTAATGAAGAACGTCCTTGCAGAGGCGGAGATCGATGAGTACATTCCTAGGGACTTTGCGATCTATGATCTGCCTCAGTTCCTGAATACACTGTCCCTGTATCAATCTCCAGAGGTAGACGTGTCTACAAACACGTCACATGCTCTGATCAAGGATGGAAACAATCGTGCTAAGTTCTTCTTTAGTGATCCTAGTGTGATCATTGCTCCCCCTGAGAAGGAGATGCAACTCCCTAGCGAAGATGTTTCTTTCAAACTGACTGAAGCAGACCTGACTCGTATTCTCAAGTCCTCCTCCATCATGCAACTGCCAGACATGTCGGTTGTAGGTGAGAACGGTGCTGTAAGATTGGTGGTGTCTGACCGTAAGAACGACACCTCTAACGAGTATTCGATTGCTGTGGGAGAAACTGACCGCGAGTTCTCATTCAATTTCAAGATTGAGAACATGCGTTTGATTCCTCGCCCTTATGAGGTATTGATTTCTTCTAAGAACCTTGCTAAGTTCTACAATCCAGACTTCAAACTTACCTACTTCATCGCTCTTGAACCAGACTCCACGTGCGACTAATCATATCAACCGGAACCCTAGTTCCGAGTTAGATAAACCTTTCCCCAAGAAGATGTATCTACAGTTGATGCGTCGCCCACCATTCTGGAGACTCTGTATCCTTCCTGATGAGGTACAGAAACTAACTCTCCAGCAATGGATGGACATCTGTCCAGACCTTCCTAAGTTCAAAGAGATTTTCTTTTGTGACGACCCCGAATCCCACTACTGAACCGTGGCGTACTGCTACGAATAAAATTATTGCTAGACAACAACTAGACAATGTTGCCTCCTTGCTCAATGGGAAGTGGTATCAGGTTGAAGTTGTTGATTCTTATGGTAAGAGAACCACACGACTTATTGTTGAATACACTCCTGAAGAATGACTATGCACAATGCCTGGGAAGAAAATGGTCTCATGGATCAGATTCAAGAAACCATCAAAGATCTTGGTTGGAAGGAAGGTGATGATATCGTAGTAGAGATTGGTGGTACATCCATCTATGAAATTGATGGAGCAGGTACCAAGTGGGCACCTTTGAAAGGCACCCGTAAGTACAACAAAGATGCCTTCATTGTCATCAAACAAAAAACCCCTGTAATTTCCAGTAATGCACCCGTTTCGTCAGAACAAGAAAGACCTGATCAAAAATAATATCTTCAAATATAACGAGTTATTTGAGGAACACATTGGTGCCAAAGATGATTGGGTTGCTCTACAACAGCAACGCCAACTTTTTCAAGAGAAGAAGAAAGAATATGGATACTTCTGTCATGAGGATGACTATGATGTCAATGCATATTTTGATTTTATTCAAAAAGTAGATGCTCTCCTTCCAAGGAGTAGGGCAAAGGTTGCCTTCAGAGCTGCTATACTTGACGCACGTCTGATTGACATCGAGCATATGGTTGAGGTTTCTTGTGAGTGAGGACTTTCTTTGGGTTGAGAAGTATCGACCCAAGACAATTGATGAATGTATTCTGCCTAAGTCTGTAAAGCAAACGTTTGCAGATTTTGTAAATAGTGGTGAACTCCCTAATTTGTTACTGGCAGGACCACCTGGTGTTGGTAAAACAACAGTTGCTAAAGCACTTTGTAATGAACTTGGGGCAGACTATTACGTCATCAACGGGTCAGATGAAGGACGGTTTCTGGACACGGTTCGTAACCAAGCAAAGAATTTTGCTGCAACTGTATCTCTTACGTCAGAATCTAAGCACAAGGTCATCATCATTGATGAGGCAGATAACACTACGCATGATGTACAACTCCTTCTCCGAGCTAACATCGAAACCTTCTACAACAACTGTAGGTTCATCTTCACCTGTAATTACAAGAACAAAATTATTGAACCTCTCCACAGCAGATGTGCGGTGGTCGATTTCGGACTTACAGGGAAAGACAAGCAAATAATTGCTGCCGCTTTCTTCAAGCGTCTGACACAGATTCTTACCCTTGAGGGTATTGAATACGAACCCAAGGTTGCAGTAGAACTTATCAACAAACACTTCCCTGATTGGCGACGTGTGTTGAATGAGTGTCAAAAACACTCAACTAGTGGTAAAATAGACGTAGGTGTTCTCGCATCGTTTACTAATGTTCAGACTGATGAGTTAGTCTCGTACATTAGTAAGAAGCAGTTCCCTAATGTCCGTAAGTGGATTGTCCAAAACTTAGACAATGATCCTAATACTATCCTTAGGAAATTGTATGATTCAATCTATGATCATATGAAACCAAAGTCTATCCCTGAAGCGGTATTGATTATTGCAAAATACCAGTACCAGTCTGCCTTTGCTGCAGACCAGGAGATCAATCTACTAGCAGCAATGACTGAAATCATGGTCAACTGCGAATTCAAGTAAATAGAACGTCTGATTTTTTTCTTATGACTGCTGTCATCATTGTTTACGGCTCACTCTTTCTTGCCGTTATCCTCTGTTCAGTTTGGTTGATTGGTAAAGGTAAATGAAATGTCTGGTCACAGGCGGTGCTGGATTTATCGGATCCCATATTGTATCTCGCCTATTGCATGATGATCACGAAGTAGTTGTCATTGACAACGAATCAGCAGAATCTAATGATGCCTTCAACTGGTACGAAGATGATGCAGAGAATCACGTAGTTGATATCAGAGACATTGATGCTTGCCGCCCTGCATTTGAAGGTGTAGAAGCAGTCTTTCACCTGGCAGCACAGTCCAGAATCCAACTTGCTATGAATGACCCGTTTGATTGCGTTCAGACGAACGTGATGGGCACTTGTAACATGCTTGAATTGGCACGTGAGGCAGGCGTAGAGCGGTTTATCAATTCATCAACGTCATCCTGTTATGGATTGAACAATACTCCACCCCTTGTGGAGTCCATGCCTACAGATTGTTTGAATCCATACTCTGCAAGCAAAGTATCTGCAGAGAAGTTTTGCTATATGTACTACCGTCTGCATAAACTGCGGACAATCACCCTAAGATACTTCAATGTCTATGGTCCTAGGCAACCTTTGAGGGGTGCGTATGCCCCTGTAATCGGTTTGTTCCAGGAGCAGGCACGGAGAGGCGAACCACTGACGATTGTCGGTGACGGAACACAGCGTAGAGACTTCACCCATGTTGATGACGTGGTAGAAGCAAACATGTGTGCCCTGAACAACACGCTCTCTGGCATTGCTGTCAATATTGGAACGGGAACGAACTACTCAGTAAACGAGATCGCTGCCATGATCTCTGACAACGTGACGTACATCGCTCCACGTAAAGGTGAGGCACACGAGACTCTTGCCGATAACACAAAAGCAAGAAACATGCTAGGATGGGAACCTACAATCGACCTTAGGTCCCAACTTTCCAATGTTTGACATTGACCGCATCAACCTCGAAGAGTTCTTTGGTTGTGTAGCAGCAACCAATACGACTCAGATGAAGTCGAATGCCTTCAAGACCATCCGCACTTGGTTGCAGGAGAAATCCTTTGCCAAGTGGAGTGATGGTCAGTTGCGGTATGTGGGTGATTATAAGGACGGTATGGACTTTGAGTCTGATGAGCATGCCTATGAGATGAAAGGCAAACTCAAGATGTTCAATAAGAATGGCAGCACTTCTGCTGTAGACTTGAAGAACTTCCGTGGTGAGAGTAAGGTAGTTGATAAGACCTTCGACTACATGATCCTTGTGGACACCTTGTCCATGAGTATTGCTATCACTGATTGGGAGACTATCGAGAAGCGTGTTTACTTCACTGAGAAGTCACCTGTTGCTAAGTTCAAACTGCAACCAGGCGAGTACACTATGCTTGCAGAGAACATCACCCCTTCAGAGAAAACCATGTCGTCCTCTGAAATTCTGGAAAACCTTCAGCAGATCCTTTGATGGCACTTGCCAAAACTCCTCTTCGATATCCAGGTGGCAAATCCCGTGCAGCGACCAAGATTTATTATCACATGCCTCGTCTGTCTGAGTACAGCGAGTATCGTGAACCTTTTCTGGGAGGTGGATCGATGGCAATCTACATATCCCAGATGTACCCCACCCTCCCAGTCGTCTGCAGTGATCTGTACGAACCCCTAGTCAACTTCTGGATCCATTTGCGTGACGATGGTGAGCAAATGGCAGAGGATCTATTGAAGATCAAGCGAGAGCACAACACACCTGACGCTGCTCGCGAACTTTTTATTGAATCTAAACGTCTTATCAATGAAGAATCCACCTCCAACAAAGATCGATCTCGTTATTTTTGGGTTAGCAATAAGTGTTCTTTCAGTGGTCTCACTGAGTCATCTAGTTTCTCAAAACAAGCAAGCATCTCCAACTTCAGTGAACGCAACATCATGCGTTTGCCCACAATCAGCAAAGTAATTCGTAACTGGAAGATTCTACATCAGTCTTACGACAAACTATTGCAGGGAGATGACAAAGCATTTGTCTATCTTGACCCGCCGTATGATATCAAGGATAATCTATATGGCAAACAGGGTAACATGCACAAAGGATTCGACCATGATCAATTCGCTATTGACTGCCAACAGTCTTCTAATGACTGCATCATCAGTTATAACGCTGATCAGTTTGTCAGTGATAGATTCCCTGACTGGAGGGCAGCAGACTTTGATCTGACATATACTATGCGTTCGGTTGGAGAATATATGAAAAACCAAACAAAGAGGAAGGAACTTCTTCTAATGAACTACTAGATAGAATGGTATATACCTGACCATGAGAAGACTGAATTCGTTTTTCCTAAACGTAACTGTCGCGATCCTGGACTATCTCTACAAAGGTAGAGACTATCAACGATTTTGGGTGCTTGAGGAAATTGCTCGTGCACCCTATTTTGCTTTCTTGAGTGTGTTGCATTTCCGAGAAAGCATGGGTCTCCGAGGTCCAGATCACTTATACTTGATGAAGCAGCACTTCGAGCAAAGCGTCAATGAAACCGAACATCTGGAATACATGGAGAGCAGGGGCGGTAATTCTTATTGGATTGACCGTTTTCTCGCAAGACACCTGGTCCTTTTATACTATTGGACCAATGTGGTGTATTACTGGTTGGCTCCTAAGTCAGCGTACCATCTATCGTATGAGGTAGAGGTCCATGCTGCCCATACCTATGAGAAGTATATTCGGGACAATGGAGAAGATGAAAGGATTCTAGAGATCCTGAACGATGAAATTGAACATTCTCTTGAACTGAAAGACGCAATGGAAAAGTCCCTAGATAGTAGTGTCTGACTCAATAGTATGCTGTCAACTCAGTACCGCCTGCGACTGGAAGAAATCTGCAGGAAGATTGTGAATCGGGAAGAGGTTCCTTTAGCAGATATGATATGGGCAAACAAACTTGCTAAAGCAAACACTACTGCTAGAACATGGTTGAACCGTGCTAGGAGGGAGGTGTTGAATCCTAAAGACGATTTTTTCAATGATCTAAATCTTGGTTCACCGGACCCGACCGAGCACAAGCAGACATTTGATGGGGCAGATGATATAATGGAATGGTTCCGCACTGATCGTTGTGATGACTGGCGTCAAAGAGACTAGACTCCAGAATTGGTTTGAGATGCTAACCAAACCTAGTGCGGCGTTTGGTGGGTTTCCTCCATGCCCATTTGCTAAGTCTGCTTTTTTGAGGAAGAAGGTGGAGGTAATAGACTATGATAATTTTTCTCAGATAACTGGTTTGATGTCACAACCCTGGACTAAGGAGGTTGTGATTTTTGTTATTGATAATCAATCTGCAGACGATGTTACTAAACTTGCGGAGAAGTGTAACACGATCTACCCAGACTTCTTGTTCCTAGAAGAGCATCCTGACCTCGTAGAAGAGGTGGGAGGACAACACCTGAACAGTGGAATGGTTTTGCTGTTGGTACAGTTGAGGAAGGAGTTAGAGGATGCTAGGAACGAACTAAAGGGAACTCCATATTATGATAAGTGGACAAATGAACTGAAAGAAAGAATTTTCAACCGATAGATAATGTGGTATACTGTTGGAATTCATTGTTCCTAATGGAAAAACCAACCGACCTGTGGCAAGACATGGCGACCCTCAATACTTTGTATGAGGAGTTATGTTGGGATCCGGATGAAGTTTTAGAGTTCGTCCCAGACTACGACAACGATTGTATTATTATTCGTAAGAAGAATGCCTGAATTGAAAGATTGGTTGAAGTCAATCAACGAGACCAAGACCAATCTAATTGAAGAAGATCCACTCCTAGAGTCCAAGTATCTTCCCTACATTATCAACCGCTGTTTGTCTGGGCACATCGACTCCTTGATGTACGCCAATGAGATGAATATCTACCACCAACTTGATAATAAGTTACAATACGACTTTTTACTAAATACTCTGAGATCGAAGAAGAGATTCTCTCCTTGGGTCCGCAAAGATGAGCTAGTGAATCTCCAACTCGTCAAAAAATACTACGGTTATTCTGACGAAAAGGCGAAGCAAGTGCTCCCTCTTCTTTCCAGTGAAATGCTGGATCATATTACTAAAAAGCTTGACACCGGAGGGTTGCAATGAATAGTAGTGAACCCATTTATGAATGGTCATCTGCTAAGATGATTGAAGTGGTTCTTCAAGAACCAGATGATTTTCTAAAAGTTCGTGAGACTCTAACTCGCATTGGAGTTGCATCTCGTAAAGAAAAGAAACTGTATCAGTCCTGTCATATTCTTCATAAGCAGGGAAGATATTTTATTGTCCATTTCAAAGAACTGTTTGCTCTGGACGGTAAGAGAGCAAACCTGACTATCAATGACGTTCAACGTCGTAATAGAATTGTAAATCTCCTCGTAGATTGGGGATTGGTTTTGATTTCTGATGAGGCACTGCAAAATATTGCTGATGTATCCCCATTGAATCAAATCAAAGTCATCTCATTCCGCGAGAAGTCTGAATGGACACTAGAGACGAAGTATAACATTGGTAAGAAGAGGGTCCAGGAGAACTGACGGTTCTCCGAACCTCTAAAATTCCCAGATGTGCTATAAATAAGTGTGGATGCCTTCGGGGTCCACACAACACAATCTGCCTATTAGGGGATTTACCATGTCTAACATCGAGAAATTTCGTGCAGCTGGTCTGCCGGATCTGATTGATCGTATCAACAAAAATTCTATTGGTTGGGACACACACTTCAACCAATTCTGGGAGTCCAACACTGTTGGAAACTTCCCTCCATACAATATCCTTCAACTCAGCAACCACGAGACACGCCTAGAGATCGCACTGGCGGGGTTCAAGAAGGATGAGGTCAAAGTATACTCCGAGTACGGTAAACTTATCGTAGAAGGGAAGCGTGAGAAAGCATTGGATGGTGAATACATCCATCGTGGAATGGCAAACCGCGACTTTGAGCGTGCTTGGACCATCGCAGAGGATGTCAACATCGACACAGTGTCCTTTGAAGACGGACTTTTGATCGTGACGTTGAAAAAAATCGTCCCTGATCACCATGCCCGCAAGGACTACCTCTAAATAATACGATGACAGTCGTAAATTAGTGTACAACAGGGTCCTTCATCATATAAAAGCGTCAGATTTGCGGGAAACCGCAGGTCTGACTTTGCGTTTTCGGGAAGATTTGAACCCTAAGTTCTGGTTTGGGACTAAACTCAAACCAGAAGTGCGTAAAGCACTGATGAATTTTGCGAAAGCGTTCGCAGATTTCGTTGAACTGGATGATTCTGCTGTCACTGACGTGCTTATGTTGGGCGGCAACGCCGGATACAACTACACACAGTTCAGTGACATCGATGTACACCTGGTAATTGACCCTGCACTTGTCCCAAAATGCGATCCGGAACTAATTTCGGACTATTTTATGGACAAGAAGACGCTTTGGGAACTCACACATGATGTAAAGGTCTATGGTGCACCCGTAGAACCATACATTGAACGTCCTGGGGTCACTAGAAAGAAGAGTCAGGGTGTCTATAGTGTCCTGAAGAACAAATGGGTGCAAGAACCAGAGAAGAATGAGAGTGAGATCGATGAATTTGAACTCACTAAGAAGACAAACAACTTGAAGGCGAAGATTGACACGCTTATTCAGACAGAAAAACCTGAAGCACTCAAGTCAATCGTCAAAAAACTCCGGGCGGGACGTGCCTCATCCCTTGAGAAGTTCGGAGAGTATGGGTTTGAGAACCTGGTGTTCAAAGAATTGAGAAATTCTGGGTACATCGACAAGATTCGCAAGTCCATGGTAGAATTGAAGAACCGAAGACTGTCGCTTCCATGATCCAGATTTTATTATTGAAGAACGAAACAGTTCTAATCTCACGAGTCGAGGAAGTTGGTTCTGAGATGGGAGAACCAGACTGTAAACTGATCAAACCCTATAAGATGGTGCTGCATGACGACTGCACCGAGAATGTCACGTTCGAGTCTTGGCCTTCTTTCACTGATCAAAACGAACTGATGATCCATTCTGATAGTATTTTGACTATCGTAGAACCAAACAAGTTTCAACTGGAAAAGTATCAATCGGTCACCGCTGAATGAGATTTTACACGAATATCCAGATGGTCGGCAACGACTTTCTGGTGCGTGGGTATGAAAACGGTCGCCCGATCAAAACCAGAGAGAGTTACCAACCCACATTATTTGTTCCGTCGCGTAAGAAAACCAAATTCAAAACACTGGACGGCAAATATGTCCAGAGTATCCAACCAGGCACAGTCAAAGATTGCCGTGAGTTCTACAAAACTCATGGTGAAGTAGAGAACTTCGATATCTACGGCAATAATAGGTACGTCTATCAGTATATCTCTGATAAGTATCCTGAGGATGAGATCAAGTTTGACATCAAAAAGATGAAGGTGGTTACCATCGACATCGAGGTGTCTGCTGAGAAGGGATTCCCCACGGTAGAGAACTGTGATGAGGAAATGCTCTGCATTACCCTGCAGAACTATGCCACAAAGCGTATTCTTACCTTTGGTGTGGGTCCTTATAACAACAATGACCCTATGGTCAAGTACGTGCAGTGCAACGATGAGTATGATTTGTTGCAGCACTTCATCAACTACTGGTCAAGTGACACCCCTGACGTGGTAACTGGGTGGAACTGTCAGTTATATGACATTCCGTACCTGTGTAAGCGTATCACTCGTGTACTGGGTGAGAAGGCATGCAAGAAGATGTCTCCATGGGGTCTAGTGACTGCTGAGGAGATGTTCATCATGCACCGTGAGCGTCTGATCTATGACATTGCAGGCGTCACTGTCCTTGATTACCTTGATCTGTACAAGAAATTCACCTACAAAGCACAAGAAAGTTATAAACTTGATTACATCGGTGAAGTCGAACTAGGTGAGAAGAAGTTAGATCACTCAGAATACGACAGTTTCAGGGAGTTTTACACTAAAGACTGGCAGAAATTCGTTTCATACAACATCCAGGACGTTAGACTGGTTGACTCCCTTGAGGAGAAGATGAAACTGATTGAACTCGCTGTCACTATGGCATATGACGCCAAGGTGAACTTCACAGACGTGTTTTATCAGGTCCGAATGTGGGACATGATCATCTACAACGACCTGAAGAAGAAGGGTATCGTCATTCCACCCAAGGCAGACGAGGTAAAGAATGAAAAGTATGCCGGTGCTTACGTAAAAGAACCAAAACCAGGCATTTATGACTGGGTTGTGAGTTTTGACTTGAACTCACTGTACCCACACCTCATCATGCAGTACAATATCTCACCAGAGACTTTGTTAGACGACAGATATCCCTCTGTAAGCGTCGATAAACTGCTGGATAAGGAGGTAGATCTATCTGGTCTTGAGGACGTTACTGTGTGCCCTAACGGTGCCATGTTCACCACCAAAACCCGTGGATTCTTGCCCAAATTGATGGACAAAATCTACAGTGAGAGGGTGGTCTTCAAGAAAAAGATGCTCCAAGCAAAGAAGGAGTACGAGAAGACGCCTACAAAGGCGTTGGAGAAGGAGATTGCCAGGTGTAACAACATCCAAATGGCAAAGAAGATCCAACTCAACTCTGCTTATGGTGCCATTGGCAACAACTACTTCCGGTATTACAAACTAGAGAACGCTGAGGCAATCACTATGGGTGGTCAGTTCAGCATTCGCTGGATTGAGAACCGGATGAACCAATATCTAAACAAACTACTCAAAACTGAGGACCACGACTATGTTATTGCTTCCGATACTGACAGTATCTATCTGTGTCTTGATCTACTTGTCCGTAGTGTATTTGATGTACACAAAGTTTCTAAAGAGAGGATTGTCGAATTCCTCAATGATGCCTGTGAGAAGCGATTTGAACCATACATATCGAAATGCTACGCGGAACTCGCGACGTATGTGAATGCATACGAGCAGAAGATGTTCATGAAGCGAGAAACCATCGCTGAGCGTGGCATCTGGACTGCTAAGAAGCGATATATTCTCAACGCATGGGACATTGAGGGTGTGAGGTTTGCTGAACCGAAACTCAAGATCATGGGTATCGAAGCAGTCAAGTCATCCACCCCTGCACCCTGTCGTCAGATGATCAAAGACGCTCTGAAGATCATCATGAGCAAGACTGAGGATGATGTTATCAAATACATCGATGACATGCGTCGTGAGTTCAAAAAGATGGACCCTGCTGCTGTTGCATTCCCACGATCCTGCAACAATTTGGACAAATATAAGAGTAGTTTGTCCATTTATAGTAAAGGTACACCTATCCATGTACGAGGTTCACTTCTCTACAACCATTACTTGAAGAAGCATAACCTTGACTCTAAATATAATGCGATCAACAATGGCGACAAGGTAAAATTCTGCTATTTGACTAAACCGAATCCAACCCAAGAGAATGTAATCTCATTTGTCGGTGATTTCCCCAAAGAATTGGGTCTAGCAGGATATGTTGACTATATGTTGATGTTCGATAAGTCTTTTGTAGAACCGCTTAGGGCGGTTCTGGACGCTATCGGCTGGTCAGTAGAAAAGACAGCAACTCTGGATCTTTTCTTTGTCTGATGCTATAATCAAAACACTACTGGGGTACTATGGAACTTCCTATCAACGATCAAGAACTTGAAACCATCGTAAAGGCACTGAGACTGGGTGGTGACACGGCTCTTTATCAAAAACTCAACAGGGTCAAGGATGTTCGTGATGCTAATCCTGGTGGACCATACAAAAGGATCGTTAGAGAGCAGTTTGGTTACGTCATCTGATGTTTTTTGAAAAAGTGAGCCTGGTTACAGGCGGATTTGACCCTATTCATAGTGGTCATCTACATTATTTTGGTCGTGCCAAGGACTTCTCTGACTACCTCGTGGTAGGACTGAACGGTGATCCTTGGTTGAAGCGTAAAAAGGGTCAGTATTTCCAGTGTTGGACTGAACGTGCCGACATTGTGAGGCATCTTGACATGGTTGATGCTGTTATTTCCTGGGATGATGCAGATGATAGTGCTTGTGGTGCTATCGAGAAGTGTCTGGACATAGCAGAGACTGTTGTCTTCTGCAATGGAGGGGACAGGGGTGCATCTAACACTCCAGAACTAGAGAAGTATAAAGATAACGAACGAGTTGTCTTTGAGTGGGGTGTTGGTGGACAGAACAAGATGAATAGCAGTTCCTGGATCCTTCATGGATACTTTGAAAGGCAACGAAAACTACTAGGTATTTGACATGGATTTTTTCAAGGACATTATCAAGGAAATCGGTGATGATTACACAAAACTTGCATCGGATGTAGATGATACAGAGCGGTATGTTGACACTGGTTCTTACATTTTCAATGCTCTTGTTAGTGGTAGCATTTATGGAGGTATCAGTGGGGACAAGATCACCGCTATTGCAGGAGAGACCTCCACAGGTAAGACCTTCTTCTCCCTTGCGGTAGTAAAGAATTTTCTTGAGAAGCATCCTGACGGTGGTGTCATGTATTTTGACACTGAGTCTGCTATCAAGAAAGGTATGCTGGTTGAGCGTGGCATTGACTTGGAAAGGTTTGGTCACGTGCAGGTGGTCACTATCGAACAGTTCCGTAACCGGGCACTGAAGATTGTTGACAAATATCTTGGTTTGGATGAAAAGGATCGCAAACCCATGATGTTTGTACTAGACTCTCTGGGAATGCTCTCCACTGAAAAGGAGATCAAGGATGTCCTTGAGGACAAACAGACCCGTGACATGACAAAAAGTCAACTAGTCAAGGGTGCATTCAGAATGCTTACACTCAAACTCGGTCAAGCGAATGTTCCACTCATTGTCACCAATCATACATACGATGTCATCGGAGCTTACGTACCAACTAAAGAGATGGGAGGAGGTTCGGGACTCAAGTATGCAGCGAGTACAATCATCTATCTCAGCAAAGCAAAGGAGAAGGATGGAACGGAAATCGTCGGAAACATTATCAAGGCTAAGACAGTCAAGTCACGTTTGAGTCGTGAAAATAAGACTGTTTCTATTCGTTTGTATTACGATGAGCGTGGTCTTGATCGATATTTCGGTCTTCTTGAACTCGGTGAGAGCACTGGGGTAATCAAGAAAGTCGGAAATCGATATGAGATTGACGGCAAGAAAGTTTATGGTAAAGAGGTCTACTCTAACCCCGAGAAGTATTTTACTGAGGAGTTGATGGCAAAGATTGATGATGCAGCACAGAGTGAGTTTACTTACGGCGGTGGTGAATGAGTGAAAGGATCCCACTAACGATCCTCAATAACTTGGTACATGATGAGAGCTATGCTAGGCAGGTTCTCCCGTTTATTGAACCCGATTACTTTGAAGAAAGGACTGATCGGGTAGTCTTTGAACAAATTGCCACGTTCTTGTCTCAGTATGATGCTCTCCCTAGTCCGGAGATCCTTCATATTGAGATTGATAAGAGGACTGACATCACTCAGGATGAACTCACCACTATCACACAGTTGGTTTCTTCCCTTGAAGAGAGTGAGTCAGAGACTCAGTGGTTACTTGACACCACTGAGGACTGGTGTAAGCAACGTGCCATTTACTTGGCACTAATCAAGAGTATCCAAGTCGCTGATGGTGGTGATGACAAACTTACTCCCGATGCCATTCCAGGTATCCTTTCCGATGCTCTTGCGGTCGGGTTTGACCAGAGTGTGGGGCACGATTACCTCGATGATTCCGAGGATCGCTATGCATATTATCACCGGGTCGAGAATAAAATCCCCTTTGATCTTGAATACTTCAATAAGATTACTTCGGGTGGACTCAGTGATAAAACGCTCAACGTCGCTCTCGCTGGCACTGGCGTCGGTAAATCTTTGTTTATGTGCCACGTCGCTGCCAGTGTTCTCCTCCAAGGAAAGAACGTTCTATACATCACAATGGAGATGGCTGAAGAGAAGATTGCAGAAAGAATTGATGCTAACCTTCTCGATGTCAACATCCAGGACATACAGGAACTACCTGAACAAGTCTTCTCAAAGAAGATTGCAAAGATCGCCGCGAAGACTACGGGACACCTGATCGTCAAGGAGTATCCTACTGCTTCTGCCCACGTGGGTCACTTCCGTGCCTTACTGCAGGAACTGAAGTTGAAAAAGACGTTCATTCCTGATATAATATTCGTGGACTATCTCAATATCTGTGCCTCTTCTCGGTATAGGGGTGCAGCAAACGTGAATTCTTATTCTTATGTCAAAGCAATCGCAGAAGAGCTCAGGGGTCTCGCGGTCGAAGCCTCTGTCCCAGTGGTCTCAGCTACGCAGACTACTCGCTCTGGTTTTTCTAGTTCAGATCCTAATCTTACTGATACTTCTGAATCATTTGGCCTTCCAGCTACCGCTGATCTTATGTTCGCTTTGGTTTCTACCGAAGATATGGAGAACCTTAGCCAGATAATGGTCAAGCAGTTGAAGAACCGCTACAACGATCTGAACATGAACAAGAGGTTTGTAGTGGGCATTGACCGTGCTAAAATGAGACTGTACGACTGCGAACAAACTGCTCAGGATGACCTGATGGAGGACATCGTAGAAGTACAGTACACGTCTAAAGAAGACAACAACAAATCCAAATCCAAATTCGACGATTTCAAATGGGAGTAGATTTTACAAACTATCAACGTTTTGTCAACGGAGTGACAAGCAAGGAATCTCAGGATTCTGATGCCTTTATCTACCGTTTGCAGGAACTCGGTGGTGAGATTGCAGTGCAACGCCTTCTTACTGCTGCTGTTGGTATGTCCGCAGAGGCAGGTGAGTTCACTGAAATCGTGAAGAAGATGATCTTCCAAGGCAAACCTGCCAGCGAAGAGAATTTGTTTCACTTGAAACGAGAACTGGGTGACATCATGTGGTATGTTGCACAAGCATGTATGGCACTGGAAGTTGACATGGATGAGGTGCTAGATATGAATATCAAGAAACTGGAAGCACGTTTTCCTGAAGGCACTTTCAGTGAGTTCTACTCAGAGAATCGTAAAGATGGAGACATCTGACCTTTGCATCACCTGCATCAAGATTGGAGACAAGTTTGATGCAGAGTATGTAAACAAACTCTACAACATGGTGCGTCGTCAAACCGATGCACCATTTTTTTGCTTCACTGATAACCCTAGTGGCATCAAAGAGGGTGTCACTGTGGTAGAAATCGATGTCTCTAAGTATGCTCAGTGGAAAAACTGGTGGGCAGCATGGTGGAAGATCAATATGTTTGTTCGTCCTGAAATTCAGGGGTTCAAACGTAAGTTGTTCTTCGATCTGGACGTGATTATCCATGGTGATATCACTAAGATTTTGGAAATCAATAGTCCATTTGCTCTAGTCTACTCCTCTTGGAAAGGACTCCCCTTTCAGGTCAAAAATCCAACCAAATCCTTGTTCAATTCCAGTGTAATTGCCTGGGATGATGCGAAGCACATTTATGATTACTGGGCACAAGATGCTAGGGGGTTTGTCGCTAAGTATGCTGGCACTGATGACTTCTATCACAACGAAAAGATAAAAAGATATCGACTTCCTCCAATCATCTACTCATATAGAGATGGTTGTGCTCCAAAGCAGGAGAGTTCTTTGACGTTCAGACCTAAGATGGCACTTGCTATCCTACATCAACGTCCTAAAAACCACGAACTAGATCCTAGTGTTCACCCTATTGTAAAATACTGGGCATGATCTAAATAATTTGGACAAGAGGAACTACTATGGGATATAAACCACCAGCACACCCCGAATCATACACTGTGAACTGGTTGATTTTGGATAATCAACCTGTAGATTATATTAGGAGGATTGCTGAGTCTTTTGAGGCACAGATGACCCGGCGTATGCCAGGTAGAGTATCGTTCAATGTCCTTACCCATGATCAGTTTGAGAAAGAATATGGTAAACCCGCTAATTTAGACACTGCATTAGATTTTTTATATAAAAACACCATCCAGATAGTTGTTTACCCCACTGCTGTGTTGGGTGAAAAGATTAGGGAAGCAATTCATAGAAAGATGAATAAAATTCCAGAGAAAATAACCCCTTGGTTTACTGGTGAGACTGATTATACGGCACTTGATATGCCATATGCTTTCAGGAGTGAACAGCATGCCAACTCGTTCTTCCAGAGTGGACCAGGTGAAAAAGTTCTCTACTATAATAACTTTTTGAACATAAAATCCATGGCAATTGTGCCTTGGGGATCTCGTAGAGTCATCGCTGGAGATAAACCATTCACAACTCCAGAAGATTTTGAAGGTGCCAAGATCAAAACTCAGTATGGGACTGCATTAGAGCAGGATATCTTTGAATCTCTGGGTGCTGAGGTTAGTGGCGATGCTGATGCATATGAAACTGATTTGGTGAACTTGGACTCGTCTAAGAAATATGTTACTGAGTTGAATCACAGTATCAATGGGTATGTTGTGCTAGCATCTCACCCATTCTGGAGACATTCTGTCAAGTGTGAGTGTGACTATAGAGATCACACCCCAGAAGAAGAGGATCATTGCTTGAGAAAGCAGATGAAGCGAGCATGTAATGAAGCAGCACGTGCCACTAGTATTTGGAACGATAGTGATACAGAAAACCTGAGGAATGATCTGAAAGAGAAGGGTGTTCAATTTTTCTCGATCGATGACATTGATGCGTTCAAAGAAAAGACTAGGGGTGTATATGATAAATACATGAGCAAATTTACTCCAACTCTTTTCGATAATATAAATGAAACATGTGACCAAGAAGAGTCGGTATGGTGCGATAAGATGACAGTCACTTGACTTTGCCATCTCAACATCTTATAATTACAGTGGAACGACGCCGCCACCCAAATAAAAGATCGTCGGTAATATATTCAGTAAAACATTCAAAATGTCTTTTGCATCCCCTAAGTGGTTTGAGCGTTTCCCTCGGACCATCGCCAAAGCCGTTACTTGGCGTTCCTGGATGATGGTCACCAACTCCGTGATTGGTTGGATCGTTGCCGGTAACCCTTGGAAAGGTCTTACCATCGGACTTATGGCACTTGTGATCAACTCAACGCTCTATCTGCTGCACGAGCGTCTGTGGAACCGTAACGACTGGAACCGTCGTACGACTTCTGCAACGGATCGTGTGGTCATCTGAGCCACATATCTAGCAGGGATATAAATACTTCTAACTGTTCAAGGATAACCTACTAATGAAAAAAGTACGTTGGGTGCTAGCACACGAACCAATTGAGCTCTTCCTGAGAGCTGCAAGGAAGTTTGCCCATATGATGGAGATGCTTGATCCTGGTTATCTGGAAGTGGAAATTCTTACACTTTCCGAGTATGCCGACAAGTATAATGATGGAGTTGCAATCTCCAAGCATGATATCTTGCAGTTGATGAAGGATGGTAAGATCGAAATGTCACAGATGTACACGTCCACTCTTGGACGTGAGCATAATACAGACCTTCGGGTCCTCGACATGCCCTATCTGTTCCGTGATCATGAGCACGCACAGAAGGTTCTAGAGGGTGACATTGGTCGCGAACTTCTCAGTGGTCTCGATGACGAGGCTAAGGGGCATCGTAGCGTTCATGGTCTGGCATTCACCTATTCAGGTGGATTCCGCATGATCCCTGCTAATAAAAAGATTGAAAAAATTGAAGATTTCCAAGGGCTTCCCCTTCGCTGTAACAACTCTGACATTGCCAAAGAAACACTGAAGGCAGTCGGTGCTGTTCCTGTTCCTATTGAACTTGAGCAAATCAACGAAGGCGTGCAAGACGGCGACATTATTGGTGGTGAATCCACATACCCTCGTTTCTTCGGTTTGAAGCAAAACGAGTGCATGAACACTATCAATGATGCAGAGCACTCTCTCTTCCTGACGACTATCATTGCAGAGAAGGATTTCTGGACATCTCTGCCCAGAGAAAAGCGCCTGCATATCAAGAGAGCATCAATTCTTGCAGCACGTGCTGAGCGTATCTGGTCTGTCGAAGACATTGATGTTGTAAAGAGTAAGTGCGTTGATGAGAACATCGAAGTTGTTACGATGTCCGACTCCGAAAGAGCACGTTTCAAAGAGGCTACACTGCCCCTCTATGACCAGTTCAAGGACAGCTTCCCTGCCGGTATGGTTGATCGCATCCGTGCAGAAGAAGGTTGTGGCATGGAATTTGGTCTAGATGACGACGATTGTTGATCACAATCTGAGTGACCAAAAGGCAGGCGTTATGCCTGCCTTTTTTATTGTTTACGTAAGGCCCCCCAATGAGTTTGAAGCGAGATTATAGTCAACGTATATGGGCTAACCATGATTGGGACCATAAGTATTGTCCTGACCCTATTAGATTTCCTCCCGACATTCAAAAACAGAGAGATACATTCTTTGATAAAGAGAATGCTCTGAACACTTACTTCATGACACGCATGATATGTCGTGCAGGTAGACTTCGTACTCGAAAAAAATATACAATCCTATCTCCTATCCTTCCCCGTGATGACCGCCATACTGATATGGACTTCGGGGATTGTGCAGATGAGTCAGCACTAGAGTGTATTAGAAAGGCAGATAATAGAAATGTAAATGTCCTGTGGTCAGGTGGTATTGATAGTACCGCAGTATTTTGGGCACTACAAAAAACTGGTCACCCATTCAATCTGCACTTTGATCCTGTTGCAGAGACAGAGCATCCTTTTTTGTGGGATCTTCTCCATAAGAATAAGTTTCCCCAAGTAACTTTGTGTAATAATTATGGGATGGGACTCATTGATGATTATGCCGATGACCCAGACCATTACTTTGTTATGGGTGAACCTGGAGATAATATACACGGTGCAGGTAGGTCATTTATCTTCAGTAAAGAACAAAGGAATGCTCCATACCATGAGAATGTTCCAGAGTATATTGACAAGATGTTGTTTCAGTCAGTAATGGAGGTACTCAATAAACCTGATGCTAATTTGAAGCAATGGCATTGGGCAATGAGTTACACGTGTAAATATCAATATTGTATGCTTCGTTCTATTAGAAACTTTCATCTGTATTGTTACGACCGTCCTGGTATCCCGGCAAACCTTCATCTTTTTTATGACACCCCTAATTTCAACAGGTGGTCTATTACAAATCAAACAGAGAATAGTGCATGGCAAGAACATCGTGAGTATAAGATGCCCGCTAAAGACTATTGTCTAGTAAATGGTGACTCTCAAGATTATAGGGATAATAAATTGAAAGTCCCATCATCTAACAGGGAACGTTTGACTATGTTTACTAAACCTTGTTCTGGTATGGTTGTAGATGAGGATTGGATGTTGGTTATCAAAAGAACTTTTGGTTCTTCAGCACCTGATATTGAATACGGTGGTAGAACTCTAAGGAACGGAGAAGTAAGTAGACTACCATGAAAAGATCTAACACTCGGTTAGCAGATGTCAATGAAATTTTTTGTACATTTCTTCTGAATAACAGACAATTTCCTGACCCTGCTACCGAAAGGGAATTCAAAAGGAAAGTTACTTTACTATCTGATAAAGAAATTGCAGAGCAGACTGGTCGTGCTCGTGTGATGGTAAAGGAGTTCTTGAGGATAGCAGGTGCTAAGGGATATCAGTTTCCCAAAGCAGTTTATTGGACTGCTAGACCTGGTTTCAACTTCCAACAATTATTGGGTGTCAAAATAAACCAGAACAAGTTCCCTGCTGACATCCTAGTGGAGTTTAGGGGTGGTGGATTCCTTGGGTTCTCTGCAAAATCAACTACCAGTGGTGATGTGGGATTCAAAAACCCTGGTATGGGAACAGTTGATAGGGAATTGGGTATCAACAATACAGATTACGTCACAAAGCAAGAGCAAGTTATACGAAACGTGTATAAGGACTTTGGGCGTTTGAGTAATGAGTTGAGATCAAACCAAATGAGAAAATGGAAAGAGGCTGCAGACCCTAAGTTCCTTGATATATCACGTAGGGGATCTAAAGTAGAGACATACTGTAGGAATAGGTTGCTTACACGTCTCAATCAAATGGTTACTCAAGAAGAACGCAGAGATTATATTATTGGTAGTTGGTTAGATGCCACTGATGCATATCCTCCTTATCTAAAAGTGACTGGTAATGGTACAGCAGAAGAAGTTCAATTGCCCATACCACTTCCTCCTGTTCCGTTCGCTCAACAAATTCTAAATTTAGTATTTCCTCCTGGTTGGGGAGGTAGGTTCACTGCAACGGTGTATGATCCTATGCAGAACAGTAAGATGGATGCATTGAACACTAAAAAGATTACATTCACCAAAGCAGGTAGTAATAGTATTGCGGTGAAGGCAGGACAGAAACCTCTGTTCAATATGAGATATAAGTTTTCCGGTTACAAATTTGCTAGTAGTATGAAACTCTCAGGAGACCCACGATGAACGAACTAATCGATTCCTTTATCGAAATTTATAGAGCAACACCAGAGGGAAACCGAAGGATGTCGAAGAAGAGACAGATGGAAAGTTTCATGAGGTTTATACTCATGCTAACAGACAACAATAAATATAAGCAGTATCGCACACCAATTTTGGTGTGGGTTCAGAACTATCAAAACCAAATTTACAGTAAACTCAGTGAAGAAGTTCTCGACCTTCATAACAGAAGCCAGAATAACAAAGGCATCGCAAGAAGCGAGGCGTTTGGGACTCGTCGGAGACGGTCACGGAGACTGGTATGATCGTCAGGGCAACCTGAAAGCGAAGACTGTAAAGGGTGAACTGGAGATGTTCTCTGGTCGCAATTCTGATGATGATGAACTAGGTACTGCTGGATCAAAAGCTGCCTCTGTTGTTGCTAGACGCACCAAAGGGGACGGTGATGATTACGCTAGGAAGGTTGCTACTGGTGGTCCTTCTTCTGCAGAACCCAATCCTAATTCCGCAAATGGTCAAGCTAAAGCGGCACTGCAGCAGGTGAGTCGTGAGAACCCACTCACCATTGCGTTCGATAAGTTTGACAAGGATGAAATTACTGCTAACATACTAACCACAGTGGAAGAAATTTCCGGTGGTACATACTATTATGTGTTCCCTAGCAGGGACACGAACATTCAGGAACTAAAAGATGCATATCCTGAGGTTGGCGATGCCTTCGTTGACGACCCCAATGCCGAGACCATCTACGATGTCCTCTCGTCGCTCTATGAAAACGGTTTTGATGCAATTAGTATCGTTGTACGACAGTCAAGAGCAAAAGAAATCTCAGAGTTAGCACTCAAAGCTAACGGACAACTCTACAATTATGTGATGTTGAATGTCATCCCAGTAGATGAGCGTACTGTTCGTGAGCAGTACATCGCTGGAGACATTTTTCAGAACGGAACCATGATTGAATCTAACGGTAAAGTGGGTCAAGTTTTCCGTAGAGGTGCCAATCATTTGATTTGTATGGGAGAAAATAAACAGGTTTTTAGGGCATGGATTTCTGATGCTAAGCAGGTAGATAAGTTTCTGTTACCCCAAGACTTCTGAGCACACTAAATAATTGAACGGTAAATAACGTTCGTAAGATGAGCAACCCTTGGGCACAGTCTTTTGATGACTTGCGTCGTCCTTATCTTGAGGAGAAAAAGGATCGTGACGGCGACGGTAAAGTAGAGTCAGATTCTAAAGAGCATGCTGGATTAGTTCACAATGCTATTCAGCGTGCTAAGGGTGGCAAGCCTGACGGTAAGGACACTCGTAAAGAAGCCTTTACTATGGCTGCTGACCCTGAGAAGAGGGCAATTCCTCGTCCTACTAAGAAGGCAGAGGATAAGAAAGGTAAGAGTTTGAAGTCTCGTGCCATCAAGGCAGTGGGAACTCAGCGTCGTCAAGACAAAGAAGTTGGTATTTCTGGTACGAAGAAGGAAGAGACTGAGTTCGCTGGTAATTACGAAGGTCCCCTTTACGCTCCCTGGACTAAAGTAGAGGAAGGTAAGAAGAAAGGACTCTGGGACAACATCCATGCCAAGCGTAAGCGTGGTGAGAAACCTGCCAAGAAGGGTGATAAGGACTATCCCAAGACTCTGAACGTTGAGAATCAGCAGGTGGATGAAGATCTGGCAGGTATGGTTGATAAGGCAACCAAAGCAGGTCAAGCTGGTCTAGAGAAAATTGGTGTAAAAATCAATCGCACTCCGAGATCCACTGCTCGTCCTTCTCGCAAAGCCAGCGAGGTGATGCGTCAGAATAAGATGAGTAATGAGGAGCAAGAGCATGCTGATCAGGTAGAACTTCAGGGTGAGGCATACACCATCACCAATGCTGATGTAAAGGGTAACACTCCTGCATACCGCAACTACAAGGCGGGTATGAAGAGCAAGACCACCGGCAAACCAATGTACAACTTGGCACCCCATGTAAAAATGGCTGACTCAGTTGAGTTGGAAGGTGATGCAATTGAAGAAGGCAGCATGAAGGCAGCACGTAAGAACGTGGGCGCTAGCACCTGCTGGAAAGGGTACAAGGCAAAGGGCACCAAGATGAAGGGCGGTAAGACTGTCCCCAACTGTGTCAAGGAATACTCCGACTGGCGGGAGGAGATGGGCGAAGGTTTTTTTTCCGAAGCCGCTAAGCGTCAACAGTCACTAGACATCAAGACGAGCGGCGTAAAAAATAAGGTTGAGATCAATCCCGAACTCAAGACCGAAGGTGCATGCTCCGATAAACCCATGGAACGTCTGAAGACTGACCGTGATGGTTATCGTGTTCCTCAAAAAGATGCCGATGCTGCTAAGGCACGGATCATGGCGAAGACCAAGAAGAAGCGTGAGCAGGCAAAGGAAAACATCATGAAGGGTCCTCTCCTTCCTGGTGAAGGTCGCAAGGTGTACCCCAAAGGTGCTGCTCCCAAGGCAACTGGTGCCAAACTTCCTCTTGCTAACTCCTACAATCCAATGCTGGACTCTGTAGAAGAGCAAGCACTCCAGATGATTGAGCGTACTCGTTTCGCTAAAGAGAAGGGTACAGATTCTCAGACTGGTAAAGAGTCTAAGAAAGGTGGTAAGAAACCATCCGGTGCATTTGCTGCAGTCAGTGCTGGTCTTCGTAAGTCCGGTGGCATGATGTCCTCTAGGGGTAAAGCAATCGCACCTCAAGGAAAGAAAAAAGAAAAAGGTGCCAAGGGTCCTAAAGGTGTAACTCCTGTGGATAAGATCAAGGGTCAACTTGCTAAGAAGAGAGCACCCAAACCCAACCCATACAAGGCACGTGCTGGGGAGTCCGACTGATGAAAAGTTTTAGGGAATTCCGCGAAGACGTAGAACTTACTGATGCATATGGTGATACCTTTGCCGTCATTCAGGATGTGGTAAAGGTAGAACCAATGAAACCCACATGGCAGGGCAACACAGACCTGCCTTATGCTCCAGTTTTTGACGATGGTCCTCCTTTGCAGGAGAACAACCCTCGTCGAACCGGAATCCCTAACAACCCTAATATCCTACAGAGAATTGATGCAATGCTTCCGGGCAATGCAATGACATATCAGGGTTTCAGACAGCAAACTTACTCTCCCACCCCCTATAAAAGTCCTTATACTGGACCAAACTATACGGGTAATAGGGTAGACGTTGATAACTATCGTGCTGGTGGTGGTAATGCTGCCATGGCAGGTGGTCAGACTGCTGATCAAGTTAGAGCACAGGGTGCTAAGAATTTGAAAGCAAGACCTAAGCAACCCAATGTTCATAATTGGACAGACAATGGCGTAAAAAATTATGCCGGTAGTCCTCCAATGAGATTCAAAGTGGGTGAATCTATCGTCCGTGAAGGAGTTGCCAAGTCACTTCAAGAAAAACCAGGTGATGGTTATCTTGGACCAACGATGAAGATCGGTGGCAAACCATATGGGATTCCAAATCCTATTCGTATCGCTCAAGATTACTCAGATACTAGACAAAGTATAGACCAAGCAAAGGTAGATTTCGCCAGGCGTCATCGTGTTGGCAACGCATCAATGCCAAAATGGAAACCTTATAACAAACAAAACAGCACTGCTACTAAGGTTCTGCTTCCTGGTTTTGAGAAAGCTCGGCAGAAGGCATCGCAATATGAATCTGCTGCATGGCAGCGTAAGGAAGGTAAGAATAAGAAGGGTGGATTGAATGAAAAAGGACGCAAATCCTACGAACGCGAGAATCCTGGTTCTGATCTCAAGGCTCCTCAACCTGAAGGGGGTCCTAGAAAGCGATCCTTCTGTGCGAGAATGGGTGGAGTCAAAGGACCAATGAAAAAACCTAACGGTGAACCTACTCGTAAGGCATTAGCACTTAGGAAGTGGAAGTGCTGAGTTGATATATAGTTTGATGTCCGCATCAATGAATGATGGGTTTCCTACTTCCTTTAGCATCTAAAATTGTGATGGATGCTGTTGCCAAGATCCCCGAGAACGAGGAACTGGGCGAGATGATGATCAACGTTTGTGTCGCTATCCTTCGCAAAGCAGTTGCAATGACTAAAACTGAGATGGATGACATCCTTCTCGAACAAGTTGTTGCTGCTATCAAAGCAAAGGACGAGGACTGACATAAATATCTAAACGACTAACCACGAGAAACACATGGCACTTTGGGGAGCATCGGACGCAGACGAATCTAAGCCAAAGAATTTGACTGCTACCGAGAAGAAAGAAGTTTATGCTACCGACGCAGGTTGGGTCCTTCGGGGTGGGTCTGCGCTGACTGGTTGTGACAATACTGATGCTACTCCTGAATTGCTCGTGGCAATCAGTGGTCTGTCCGTGTCCGTTGGTGCTGCTGACATCACTAACATTGATCTTCTGACTACCTCCTTCAGCAAGGCTGCTGGTGGTACGTTGTCTGTCCGTGTGACATTCAACGAAGAAGTCGATGTTACTGGTACACCTCAACTCGAACTTGACAACGATACCAATAGCAACCACACCCTGTCTTACGCCTCTGGTACAGGTACCTATCGTCTCCTGTTCACGCTTGCCCTCGGTGCTGGTGCTGCTGCAACGGATGCAGATGACGTTCTCTCCGTTGGCGCTGATGCTATTTCCTTGAACGGTGGCACAATCAAGGACAAAGGTACTAACACTACCTCTACTATCACTAACTCCGCCGCTATTGGTACTGCTGCAGGGTCACTTACCGTTGCTGCATGATTACTAAATGCGATTTGATGAACTAAATGATGATAACTATTTGTTATTTGCCATAAAATATTACGAAAATCCTCTTGCGGCAACAATGGAGGATTTTCAAAACGATATGAGGCGATTCAAATATATCAAAAGGTTATTGAAGAAGTATCAAACTCAAGGTGGTGAACTAAAGTATCATCTAATCTTGAATCACTTGATCATTTGCTTCAACATCTTTGATGAAGGTGCTGTTCCCTTGTTATTCTACAAAATTGATCAGGAATACTGGTCAATGCTCAAGACATTTCTGCTTTTCCTGAACAGAATTCCAGAGTATCCTAAGTCTGGATTGGATGATCTACCAATCGATCAGGAAGTATACGACATTCTGAACACAATCTAATGGATGATTCTAAGTTAGAACGTATACTAAATATTATCCGAGAGGATGTTCCCACGAATAGTATTTCGGGGGGAAAGATTGCAGGTTCTGAGGAAGCAGGTGATGATCCTCCGGTAAGGAGAAAGAAAAAAAAGTATGCTTACCTTGGTCCCCGTTCACGTAAGACCTGGATGCCAAAGTGATCAACGATCAGGTAAACACAGCCATACTTGAGAGACTGGAAAAAGTTGTAGAGTCACTTCAGGATAACTCCGTGAAGATGGGTCAACTTCTTGCTGTTCATAATGAAAAATTAGATAAACAAGATAGAATTGATGCAGTCCTCTTTGATAAAGTGGAGGAACTGCGAACTGAATTTCATGCTGAAGCAGATATTATAAAGAAGGGGTGTGAGCGAGACATACGCCTCATTGATGTTCGCTTGAGAACTTTAGAAAAGAAAATGTGGAGTATTGCAGGATCGCTAGCAGTGATCAGTGTCCTGGTATCTCCTATAGGTCAGAGAATGGTGGGAGCTTTGACTGGACAGACCTCTAGTGCTATAGTGAACCCGAAGTAACTCTAAGCACCGTGCTACACATCGACAGCAAGTATATCGCGTTGGTGTCTGCTCGCTTGAAGAAGTTCAAGAAGACTAAGGACGACCTGTATACATTCAGGTGTCCTTATTGTGGCGACTCCAAGAAGAATAAGAATAAGACTAGGGGATACCTCTACAAGATAAAGACCGACTTCAACTTCAAGTGTCATAACTGTGGTGAGTCAAGGTCTTTTACATACTTCCTGAAGCACATGGACTCCAGGTTATATGATCAGTATGTGATGGAAAGGTATAAGCAAGGCATCACAGGTATAGCATCAAATACACCTGATCCTGTCTACACTGGTAGGAAACCGGTATTCAAAAGGAAATTAGATCTACCTAAAGCGTCAGAGAATGCCACAGCAGTAGCGTATTTGACCAAACGTTCTTTGGATCCTGACAAATATTTCTACGCTGAAAATTTTCAAAGATTTTGTAATACATTCAAACCAACGTATGAAAAAATCTATAAAGATCATGCAAGAATTATCATTCCAATGTATGATGTAGACAAGAAACTTATTGGGTTTCAGGGGAGGGCGTTGGACAGCAATGTACAACCTAAATATCTCACCATGATGCTCGATGAGGACCATCCTAAAGTATATGGCTTAGAAAAAATTGACAAAGAAAAGACTGTATTCGTTACAGAGGGACCGTTCGACTCCGACTTCCTTGCCAATGCTATTGCTATGTGTGGTAGCGATGTTGACCTTAGCAGTATGGATTATAGATTCGTATTCGTATACGACAACGAGCCCCGTTCCAGGGAAATCGTCTCTAAAATTACTAAGACCATCGACAAAGCCTTACCGGTGGTAATCTTCCCCTCAAATGTGCATGAAAAAGATCTGAACGACATGGTTCTCGCTGGACACGATGTCCAAAACCTGATAGAATCTAATACTTACAAAGGATTAGAAGCAAAACTAAAACTTCAAACGTGGAAAAGAGTATGACGAACGGTACAAAGGTGGTCAAGCGTAATGGTTCTATTGAACCTCTTGATCTTGATAAGATGCACATTATGGTAGAACGTGCATGTGAAAACCTTGCAGGTGTATCTGCTTCTCAAGTAGAGATCCAATCAGGCATCCAGTTTTTTGATGGTATCACAACAGCAGAGATTCAGGAGATTCTGATCAAGTCTGCTAGTGATTTGATTGATCTTGATCACCCCAACTATCAGTTCGTCGCTGCTAGATTGCTATTGTTTAGTGTTCGTAAGCAACTGTATGGTCTTATTGAGGACATCCCACCACTATCAGAGCACATCAATGATTGTATTGAGCGTGGTGTATATGATTCCGGCATCCTAGATAAGTACAGTGAAGAAGAAATTGCTACGCTGAGTGGTTATATTGAACACTCACGTGATTATTTGTTTACGTTTGCTGGTCTCCGTCAGGTTGTTGATAAGTATCTTGTACAAGATAGAAGCAACGGGATGGTCTTTGAGACCCCGCAGCAGATGTATATGATGATTGCTGCAACTCTGTTTGCTAATTATCCCCAAGAGAATCGCCTGTCATATGTCAAACGATACTACGACGCAATCTCCCGACACCGAATCAACATCCCAACGCCAATCATGGCAGGAGTGCGAACGCCCCTTAGACAGTTTGCTTCTTGTGTCCTTGTTGATATTGATGACACCCTCGATAGCATCTTTAGCAGCGATATGGCTATTGGTAAATATGTTGCACAGAGGGCGGGTATCGGCATCAACGCGGGTGCAATCCGTGGCATCAACAGTAAGATCCGAGGCGGAGAGGTTCAACACACAGGTGTGGTCCCCTTCCTCAAAAAGTTTGAATCAACTGTACGATGCTGCACACAAAACGGTGTCCGAGGTGGGTCAGCGACTGTCCACTTTCCAATCTGGCACCAAGAGATAGAGGACATCATTGTCCTGAAGAACAATAAAGGTACAGAAGATAATCGTGTCCGGAAACTGGACTACTCTATCCAGTTCAGCAAACTATTCTACGAACGGTTTATCAAGAACGAAACGATTTCATTGTTCAGTCCTCATGTTGTTGAGGGTCTGTTTGATGCATTTGGCACGGATGAGTTTGATCAACTTTATGTACACTACGAGCAAGATGAGTCCATTCCACGGACTACTATCAATGCACAAGATCTTATCCTTGCAATCCTAAAGGAAAGGGCAGAGACTGGTCGTATTTACATCATGAATATCGACCACTGTAATACCCATTCCTCGTTCACTGACAAGGTGTCGATGAGTAACCTGTGTCAGGAGATTACCCTGCCCACAGACCCCATCCAGCACATCGATGGAGCGGGTGAAATCGCCTTGTGCATCCTGTCTGCTATCAACGTGGGTAAGGTGAGGTCTGACGAGGAACTGGAGGACTTGTGTGAGTTGTCTGTCCGTGGTTTGGATGAACTGATCGAGTATCAGGAGTATCCTGTCAAGGCAGCAGAGATCAGCACAAAAGCACGTCGCTCACTGGGTGTTGGGTTCATTGGTCTGGCACACTACCTTGCTAAACTTGGTTACAACTATGACAGTCAAGAGGCATGGGATGCAGTTCACCAACTGACTGAATCTTTCCAGTATTATCTTCTCAAAGCATCCAACAAACTGGCACAGGAGAGGGGTGCATGTGAATACTTCTCTAGAACTAAATATTCTCACGGTCAACTTCCGATAGACCATTACAAGCGAGACGTTGACGAGATCACAACTGCTGAGTTGCAACATGATTGGGATAGTCTTAGGTCATCTATCTCCGAGCATGGACTACGGCACAGCACACTGTCCGCACAAATGCCTTCGGAGAGCAGTTCCGTTGTGTCAAATGCCACAAACGGAATTGAACCACCCCGTGACTTCTTGTCCATCAAGAAGTCGAAGAAAGGTCCACTCAAGCAAGTGGTCCCACAATACCAACGATTGAAGAATAATTACACGTTGCTCTGGGAGATGAAAGGCAACCGAGGATACATCAATGTAGTCTCGGTCATGCAAAAATTCTTCGACCAAGCAATCTCTGGTAACTGGTCTTACAACCCTATCGATTACGACAACAACGAAGTACCCGTGTCCGTCATGGCGAACGATTTGTTGACAACATACAAATACGGTTGGAAAACTAGTTACTACCAGAATACTAATGACCTCAAGTCGGACGAGATGGAAGAACCGGCACACTCCATTGGATGGAAAGATGATGTACCTGAAAAGGATGCACTCATCGCCTCTATTCAAAACGAAGACGAAGAAGCCTGCGAATCCTGTGCAATTTAGAAAAAGCGCCTCCAATGATATGTCTGTAAAAGGCATGACGGTGTTCAATGACACTCGCGTTGACACCAAAACACAACCTATGTTCTTTGGGGCACCCCTTGGTGTCCAACGCTACGATTCATATAAGTATCCACAGTTTGAAAAACTGACCAATCAGATGCTTGGATACTTCTGGCGTCCAGAAGAGGTGTCTCTTCAAAAAGATCGTGGAGACTATAAGACTCTACGTCCTGAGCAGAAGCACATCTTTACTTCTAATTTGAAGTATCAGATCCTCCTTGATTCTGTGCAGGGTCGTGGTCCTGGTATGGCATTCTCCCCATACTGTGCTCTTCCTGAACTGGAAGGTGCAATGAACGTGTGGCAGTTTATGGAGATGATCCACTCACGTTCTTACACATACATTATCAAGAACGTGTATCCTGACCCTGCTGAGGTCTTTGATACTATTCTTGATGACGAACGTATCTTGGCACGTGCTAAGAGTGTCACCAGAGCGTACGATGAGTTCCTGCATGTCGCAAACGAGTGGGGTGCTGGTAGTATGTGGACAGCAGACTATGCTGATTCTCCTACCGCTGTCTACACCCGTAAGGAACTGAAGCGTCGTCTGTATCTGGCAGTATCAAACGTCAATATCCTTGAGGGCATTCGTTTCTATGTGTCCTTTGCATGTTCGTTTGCCTTTGGTGAACTGAAACTGATGGAAGGATCTGCTAAGATCATCTCTCTGATTGCACGTGATGAGAACCTGCACACTGTGTTGACTCAGCAGATCATCAAAGCCTGGCAAAAGGGTGATGATCCTGAGATGGTAGAGATCGTCAAGGAGGAAGAGCAGACTGTCATCGATATGTTTGCTCAGGCAGTGGACGAAGAGAAAGAGTGGGCACAGTATCTGTTCAAAGATGGAAGCATGATCGGTCTCAATGACAAACTCCTCGTCAAGTATGTGGAGTGGATCGCTAACAAGCGTATGAGAGCGATTGGTTTGACCCCTCTGTATGACGCTCCAGTGCACAACAACCCACTTCCCTGGACCGAGCACTGGATCTCCTCTAAAGGTCTCCAGGTCGCCCCACAGGAGACGGAAGTGGAGTCCTACGTGGTTGGTGGTATCAAACAGGATGTGAAGAAGGATTCGTTCAGTGGATTCCAGTTGTAAAGAGTTCTATGACTTCGGTGGGCGACCTGTAGAGTGCCAATATCTTCTTTTACTCATCAGTGAGATGGAGGGTACATACCAACATCTCAAATTCATGGGATTCAAAGAAGATATGGAGACTCTAGAGGAGATGAAGAAGAGGTATTATAAACTCTACTTCAAAACTCTGAAGGAGGAGAAGGCAAAAGCATGAACCTTTGCAACGAAAATGGGTTTGCCCTTGTGTGGTAAGATAATATAGATTGTACGGGAAACCAAAATGTATTTTCTAGCAAATCCACCAGTCTATTTCCTGCCTGGTACATGGGAGACCGTGCATACCAGCATATATGATCCAGTATTTGGTTTGCTCTCCTTCATGTTGGTCGTTGCATCTGCAACTCTAGTGTCATCACTAGCAATGAAGAGGTCAAGAAAAAGAGTTTAGTATGAACACTACATTGACTGTACATGATGATGGTGTGCTTACATTCCCTCCTGAATTCCTAGAAAAAGTTGGATGGCAGGAGGGAGATGTGTTAGAATGGATAGATAACCATGACGGTTCTTGGACTTTGACTAAGAATAATGACTGAATGGAGAGAAGAGTATAAGCAGTTCACTAGTAATAAAAAAGAACTTGAATTACTAGAGAACGGACCAAAAAGTCTTGCACAGTCATGGCACTTGCAAGCAATGTATAATCAGTGGAAGAAGATCAAGGGTATAAAGGATCCTGAACCACCTGATTGCCAAAGTAGCATGAGGGAATGGGAACAATCAATCAAGAAGTATCAATAGAAATGAAATTTTATTTTGACGGCGACTCATTTACCTATGGTGGAGGTTTAGAACGCCTAGCCGTAAGGCGAGAAGATTATAGGTGGTCTAAGTTAGTATGTGATCACTTCGGAGCTGAGGAAGTAAACCTATCATATGGTGGTGCTTGTAATGAAAAAATTATGAGGCACCTGTTTACTAAACCACCTACTGAGGTTTATGATTTCTACTTTCTTCAAACTACCGTTCCTATTAGGAATGAGTTTTATGATAAGAAAAAGAAGAGGTGGACAGGATATTCACATGAACGTGATAAGCATGGTAGTGTTTATGACAGATGCATATTCAGATGGGGAGATGTAGAGGGACCTCGGTTTGCTGAGTGGATAAACTTTGGACTTAGTAGGGTTTACTCTGATGAATATGGAAGGGCTAAAGAGAGTGTTACACTCAACGCAATGAAAGCATACGTTGCATCTGTGGGACGATCAAACAGATCTTTTTTTAGCACACTACTAAAACCTATAGAGACTGACAACAAATATGACATGTACTTCAAAGGTACACACGATGCTGAACGTGGTGAAACTGAATGGCCTCCAGGACTATTCCGTTATGATAAAATACCCAACGATGGACATCCTTCTATAGAAGGTCATAAGACCATAGCAAAATATGTTATAGATATTGTAAGTGACAGATTACGTAATGAGGGTTCAGTCTGCTAAGGCAAAGGGTAGGAGACTACAGCAGTGGGTAAGAACTAAACTTATAGAAATGTTAGAGGTTCACCCTGAGGATGTAGAGTCTAGATCAATGGGTGCAGGTGGTGAGGATATCATCATGGCACGTGCAGCTAGACAAAAGTTTCCTTTCAGTGTAGAATGCAAGAACACAGAGAGACTAAACGTTTGGGATGCATACGACCAAGCGTGTGCTAACTCTGGTGATTACGAACCAATTCTCTTCATAAAAAAGAATGGCAGACGACCTCTCGTTGTCCTCGATGCGGAAAGCTTTATTGGATCCCAGCGACATGAATGACTGGAGATACTCTGAAGAGCGTATGCAACTTCGTGCTGAAGTATTTCGTGCGTTGTCTCATCACCTAAATGATCATTGCAGACTTGTATATGAGTTTTGTCATGACTGGGTGAGTCAGGGTAACAAAACAACCATTGGAGTTGAACAAAGATTCCAAGAGTTCATTCGTAATCGTGCCGAAACTTTGTACACACTAACCCCCATGGAGGAACATGCAGAAAATTCTTAGTCTCATGTCCATCTTTTCATTCGTAACTAGCGTAGGTGTAGTTGGCACTGCTGGTTATGTGTATGTAAACCAAGACAAAATCAAAGAGAACATCAAAGAGCAGGTCACCAAAGGCGTTCAAGATGCTGTCGTAAGTAAATTCAATACACCTGCTCTGCCTAAAGCGACTGGTGGTGTGCTTCCTGCCATGCCTAAGGTCACTGGAGGAGCTATTCCATTCTAAATACAGCCAGCTATATCCTGGCGTATGACTGATAAGACACCAGATTCTCCTCCAGAAAAGGAGGAGAAACGAGGTTTGTTTGGTTTAGGTAAGAAGAAACCTGAGACTAAACTAGATAAGGATAAGAAAAAGGAAGAAGAGGATAAAGATCCTGATGAAAGAATGGCAGCGTTGTCTACGCTGGTTCGTCTAGGTATCTTGATTTGGTCAGGTGGTATTCTCACACTGGCATACGTCGATCTTCCAAAGGCACTCAATTTTCCTAAGCAGGATCTCGATCCGACTTTCATAGCCTCGGTCTTCACTGGGGTTTTAGCTACGTTCGGGGTTCAAACTGCTAAGAAAGGTGCCATGGCTAATGGTGGTGGTGGCATCACCAAGGCAGATATGGAACGTCTTATCGCTGCTGCAGCACAAACAGCACCTGCACAAACCATTCGTATTGAACAAGCTCCGTTGACAATCGGAACTCAACCTCCTAATGTATCAGAAGATGGTGCCCCTCCCGTTGTGCCCCCTAAAAAATCGTGACTTTCGCTGATGTCCTTCTTTGGACAGCAATACCCTTTGTTCTATCCACAATATATTTCGGGATACGAAAGGGTCATAATAACTACTACGACTCAGAAGATTATGATGGAAATGGAACGGCTCACTAGACGCATCGTTATCTTCGGTGCGACTGGTGACCTTTGTAAGAGGAAACTTATTCCAGCACTGTACCAGTTGTGGAAGAAAGATCTTCTCCCTAAAGAACTTCTGATCGTAGGGTGCTCACGTCGTGAGTATACACGTGATACTTGGTTGGAATATATTGGAGACTACCCTTTAGAGTTTACTCACTGGTTAGATTTTCAATGTGCTGACCTTGATAAAAAAGAATCTCTGATGACACTGCACGATAAGAGTGCAGATACAACATATTTCTTATCTGTTCCACCGGAGAGATACGAGAATGCAATCATCAACCTCAAGGAAGCAGGGTTTCTGGATGACCCTGACCACTCCAGAGTGGTTATCGAAAAACCCTTTGGATACGACTATAAATCTGCTGATCATTTACAGTCAGTGGTGGAGCGACATATACGCGAGAAACAAGTTTATCGCATTGACCATTATCTTGGTAAAGATACTGTCAATAACATCCTTGCCACTCGGTTTGGCAATGTACTACTTGAACCACTCTGGAATCGCCAGTACATAGAAGAGGTTCAGATCTTTGCGACTGAAACTATTGGATGCGAAGGTAGATCACAATACTATGAAGACGCAGGTGTTGTACGTGACATGTTGCAGAACCACATGCTACAGGTTCTGTCTCTAATTGCGATGGAAGCACCGTGTCGTATGAGTGCTGTCGAAATTCGTAGGGAGAAGGTAAAGGTTCTTGCTGCCGCACGTCTTGGTGGTAAGTTTATTACTGGTCAGTACCTAGGATACCGTGAAGAACAGGGTGTGGGTCCTGAGTCTATGACCCAAACTTATGTTGCAGGTGATATTTACATTGATAACTGGAGGTGGGAGGGTGTACCTTTCTACTTCATGACAGGTAAGAAGATGCCTTATCAGTGTGTTGAGGTTGTTATCAAGTTGAAAGCACCACCTGTTGGACTGTTTGAGGGTGAAACTCCTGGTCGTATTGTGATGCGTCTGCAACCACATGCACACCTCGACATTCAGATTGATGTGAAGTCACCTGGACTTGGTGAAAATGTTGAGTTGGCAACACTCACTCACAGATATCCTGACTGGTTGGGTGTAGATGGTTATGAAAAACTATTATATGATGCTCTTCATGGGGATCAATCTCACTTTGTTCATGCAGAAGAGGTGTTGGAATCATGGAGAATCGTTGACAATCTTCTTTGTACTGGTAAGCAGTGTCCTATCAGGACAGCACCATACGTTTACCATGAAGGACAGTGGGGACCAACTCATAAGACAGACATGATTACCAAATGGGACTATCCGGAATAGCACACAGTGCAGCTAAATTTGCTGCACACGTTCTAAATAACCCTTATACTCTGGGTCTTATGGCGTGGGTATTAGTTTTCGTTCCTGTCTTAGGTATGTGGGCAGTCCACAAATACGGATGGGAGCACTGGGAACCATTTACTAAGCGTCATGACACATAGGTGTACTGAAATCATCCCCGAACACACTGTGACAAAAGCAGAAGTACAGGAGATGATTGATGATGCCATCAGGCAACACAATCGTAATGCATCAATGATTAGTATGGTCCTTGGGATTATATTTTTCGCCCTCTTTGCTGATGGATTCTTTAGAGTCATTGGTATGATTCCTCCCTTCCTGGGAATCGATGTCAATATTATCAAAGAAGTTGTACGGGAAGTTATTGAAAAAATTCAATCATGAAAGTTGGAATCATTGGTCTAGGTAGGATGGGCGAGGGTATGTCTCGCCGCATGCTAGCAGCAGGCATCGAAGTCCATGGATACAGAAACAACTACTCAAAAGCACAGGAACAATTTGAGAAGGGTTATCTTAGTGGGGTCACCACTTCTATTCAAACCCTGACTGAAGTAGTTCATCAATCAGATAGTCAGGTTGGCAAGGCACCTGGCATCTTCATGATGGTAGTCCCTGCAGAAAACGTTGAGGGAACCATCGATGAGTTACTACAGTTTTGTGGTGAGGGTGATATTATTATTGATCACGGCAATAGCAACTTTGCGGATTCTCGACGGAGAGCAGAAAGGCTTTCTAAGTTGGGCATCCAATATCTTGACTGTGGCACTAGTGGTGGTGTGTATGGTTTGGACCGTGGATACTGTCTTATGGTTGGTGGTTCAGATCATGCAGTATCCGTCTGCTCTCCAATCTTTAGAGCACTCGCACCTGGTATTGCCTCTGCACCCCGTACAGATCCACTCACCCATGCAACCTCTGCAGAGTATGGGTGGTTACATTGCGGGGGTCCTGGAGCAGGTCACTTTGTGAAGATGGTCCACAACGGTGTGGAGTATGGTATAATGCAAGCGTATGCTGAAGGATTCAACATCCTAAATGCAGCAAACGATGGTAGTTCTTATGTGAAAGAGGGTGATGCAGAGGTCGCTCCGATGGCGAATCCAAAGGACTACCAATACGATATTGACTGTGCTGAGGTCGCTGAGTTATGGCGTCGTGGCAGCGTGGTTGGTAGTTGGTTATTGGATCTTACTGCGGATGTATATCGAAGCGATCCAAAGCTTGATAAGTTCCCTGGAGGAGTTTCCGACTCCGGTGAGGGTCGCTGGACTGTTCATGCCGCTGTCGATCTGGGTGTCCCCGCTCCTGTTATTACTGAAGCGTTGTATCAACGTTTTGGTTCTCGTAAACTGGGCGATTACGCGAACAGGGTACTGAACGGTATGCGTTATATGTTCGGTGGGCACAATGTTAGATAAATCTATTATATTAGTTGCATGTTTCACCCCACTCGTAATAATTTTTATCGTTATGAAGTTAGCAGTGTGGGTTAGTGCAACCTGGTCTGAAGAGAAGTATGTCGAAGCAGAATCCAGAAAACAACACGGACCTTATGTGGCAGATGCATATGCAGATGTTGACGAGGAGGAAGAGGAATATTGAAGTAGCAAGAATTATAGATGATGCGATTACTGATTACTACTCTTCTCTAGGTCTACCTGTTCCTAATTGGAAGACAAAAAAAGACCCTGAGTGGTGGACTAGATACCTTATAGACTTGGGTATTGAACCCCGTAATCCTTGAACTTATTATTACGACCACTTGACAATGTAACTGACCCAGTTTGGAGTGTGATTATATCAATCATACTCCTTCTTGTTGCTGTTTTATATGTTGTGATCTATATACTAAAGATTGACCAGAAAGAAAGTGGAGATCCCTAATATATCAGTAAGGGGTTTTGGTATTCCAACCTTACAGGTAGGACAACTGGACATCAGAGATATCAGAACGCAGTCACCACCTGCTTGGTCTATCTCTCCACCCACGGCAGTGCCCATCTACCCACCAGTCACTGAGAGTGTGGGTGTTCCCATTGTCAATGTTCCTGGATGTGTTGAGGCACACAGGGATAGTGGTGAGAATCAGAATCTAAAGAACGAGGATAAAGAGGGGACCTTAGTATATTGTGATGCTGGCACACCTTCTTTCAGTCCTATTGACTATGATACAAATAAACTAGACATCAAACAGGGGACACCTCCTCCCCCTATTGTTCCACCTAGTAAGACACCGGAGCAGACGACACCACAGACTCCAGGCATACCAAAACGACCCTCATGTAAAGAGGGTGAGCAGTATAATCAAGCAAAGAGAGTTTGTGAGATCATTCAGGTACCTCCTAAGGTAGAAGAAGAGATACCTTGGACTGAGCAGTACCTACCGTCACCAGCAGCGGTAACTACTACCGCCTCAATCGCTGTAGTTGCGACGACTTCTGCACTGCTCGCAAAACCTCTCGCTGATCTTCTGTTGAAAGTGGTGAAACCTGTAACGAAGAAGATTGTGAAGAAGATTGCCGCAATACGGAAGAAGAAGATCCCGGTACTATCGGTTTCGTCTCGCCGGGCTGAACAACGGGAGCGGAACCAGGCGATTCAGAAGTTGAAGTCCGCCCTCCGCCAGCGGAAGAGATAGGTTGTGGAATAGTATGACGGTGTGGTCTAATAGCATCAATACTATCTACCATTACATCTGCACAGATGGCAGCATACTTTGTTCCAGGTCTAAAATAAATTCCTGCCTTCTTCAATTCGCCACAATTTTTTAGTCTCGCAATCTCAAAGTCGAGACGTTTGTTGGCAACCAACTGTTCCTGTAATGAGATTTGAGTCTCTGCTGCTCTCTTACAACGTGCCTGTAATCCTCCATCTAGAGGTAGAGATAGTGTGGCAGAGAGACCAATGCTAGTGCTATAGTTATCTTTCTGTCCTGTGCGAACTGGTTTCCTCCAGACTTCACGTCCAGGATTGTCTGGGATACCATCTCCTTGCATCTCCATGACAGTGATAGTCATGTCTGCACCATCTTCAAACCACCTAGTACCATCTTCTTTGGTGGTGGTGTTGTAGTGTGGTTCCCAAGGATAGTTTTTTACATTTCTCTGAACCTCAACTAACCGTCCATCAAAATCGGTCATGTCATATTGAGGTTCAAAGTACATTGACTCGAACGGATCCTTCTTGGATTGTGCGTGTGTAATGTAAGGTGTAAAGTTGGCAGTGGGACCTTGGCAACTGATCCCTCCGCCATAAGTGTTAGTAATATATGGACCTTGTAATACCTGAATGGCTTGGTTGGTCACCGAGCCAGAGCTATTCGCTATCGGATTTGCTGTTGCACTTACACCCCCGACACCTTCCGCCAGTGTGGCAGGGGCAATCGCAAGTTGAGTTAGACATAGGACTACTGGGTAAAGATACTTGTGGTGTCGGTTACGCTTGTAACCTCGGTCACTCTTTGGATGACCGTTTGATTTGAAATGCCCGGACCTCGATACGTTTGAGTGAACTGAAACGCTTCTCCGGGATTTGTTATTTTGAACTGAGGTGAGTTTGCGAAATCCAAAGCCGACTGGGTTGAGGTTACCTGTCCTTCGACTCCTCCCATTGGACTCACTGTCACTGTTGATGTATTGGCTGGTGGTGCTAGAGAACTGTTCCCGTTGTCCACGTTCACGCCGGTTACGGAGTATTCCCATCCTGTTGAATAATCTATAGAGTTGATCGTTTCAGTCACCTTTGAAGTGGTTTCCGTGTGACTAGTCATGCTTCCTTGTGTAAAATTAGGCACAACTGGCACGGAATACCCTGGCGAAGCAATACTAAGCAACGCCAGTGTTGCTAGTATCTGTTTCATTTTTACCGTACGGTAACTTCGGTAACAAATTGGCCGGTGGCACTTGTACCAGCTCCACCCGGCGTCAAGGTAACAACACCTGCTGAAGTAATAGTACCGGCGAGGTCACCTGCAGATCCTGCTGCCGTACTAGTTTGACTAGAGTAAGGACTCACAGCACCAACGGAAGGAGCTGTTGTGGTGATGGCATCTCCGGCAGTGTAAGAAGAACTGAAGGAGAAAGCACTACCAGCGGTTTGCTGAGTAGCAGTGATAGTTGCAGGAGCAGCAACACCATTCGACCCGATGGTTCCCAGTCCTCCCACTACACCAGCCGTGGTGCCGTCTGAAGTCGTCACGCCGTTTCCGGAAATCGCAAGTGAGTTACCAATTCGCTGCACATTAGTTGCAGCAGCATCAACGGTGAGTTGTGTAGAGGTAGTCATGCGGTGCGTTAGGTCTGCCTTTGCGGCACCACCCATAGCCAGCAGAGCTACAATAAAAAGTAATCCTTTCATTGATACTCAGATATTATGCTGTACTGTATATATGATATATAGATGGCGCTCTTCATTATTATGAAAATTTTTCTGGACACTGCGGATACTGAAGTCATCAATCGCCACATGCACACTGGATTGATTGATGGAGTTACAACTAACCCCACATTGATGCTGAAGAGTGGTAGATGTCCTGACGATGTTTACCAGGAACTCATTGACATGGGTCTCACCGATGTCAGCATGGAGGTGGGTGGTAATGCAATGGAGATGCATGAAGAAGGTTTCCGTCTCGCCAAAAAATTCGGATCCTGTGCTACAATCAAAGTTCCATGTACCCCTGATGGTCTCTGGGTATGTAAGCAACTTTCAAGAGAACTGATCAAGGTCAACGTCACCCTGATCTTTAGTGCTGCTCAGGCAATCCTTGCTGCCAAAGCAGGTGCTACATACGTTTCCCCATTCGTGGGTCGCTATGATGACAACAGCATTAGTGGTCTCGAACTTGTCCGATCTATTAGTGAGTTGTATGCTCGCCAAAGTGTGAGGACTAAGGTGCTTGCAGCATCTCTCCGTGATGTGTATAAGGTTACTCGCTGTTTCTATAATGGAGCAGACATTGTGACCATGCCGCCAGCAATTTTTGAGAAGATGTATAACCATGTTCTGACTGACGCTGGGTTGGCAATCTTCAACGATAACTTGGACGAAATCCGTAATGCGAATCATTGATTATCCTGTTTCTGAAGATTTGATCGACCAATGTATTGGAGAGATCAATAGTAAGAAGAAACATGATTGCTGGGGAGTCAGCAAGTGGAAGTGGGGTGCCACACTCCAGACTCTTTCTATGAAGAGTTTTTGTCTGTCGGCAAAACCATGCACAGATATCTACAAGCGGTTGAGGAATGAGACCTCACCTTGGTTACCATTTGTGCCTACTGCTATCAACTACCATGTGTGGTTGCCTGGTTCTGGTATCAACTGGCATAATGATGGTGACTATGTGTATGGTGCCACTCTCCACTTGACTGATTGGCCTGCTGAACATGGTGGTCTCTTCTTGTGGAAGGATCATGATGATAAGTTGCATACAATTCAACCCAAAAGAAACATCCTAGTAATCAATGAGGGTGAAGAAAGGCATGCAGTGACACCTACATGTGTTACTGAGAAAGAAGCTGGTCTTAGAATGTCAGTACAACTATTCTGTACAAAGGAATCTGCTTACCGTATTAGAGGAACTAACACCGGAGGAGGTACGAAGGTCTAATGGAACATAGATTCAAATGCTTGCAATGTAATAAAGAAATGGAAGACCTCGGTAGGTTTACTACCTGTGGTTGCCCTAATGTGATGTCGTATTATAATGGTAAGATTACTGCCATGGATCTTGAGATGGTGGTTGAGGTAGCAATCCCTCAGCGTACCCCTGAGGTCCATAAACCATCCAGTTATCTGAAACCCGAAGACCTCCAGTATCAGGAGCAAAGGAAGCAGAGGAAGGTACGTAGATTGCAATATGATGTGCGATAAATATTGACAAGACCCCTTGGGTCTACTATACTATTGTCAAATACGCTCTCCCAATGTCCAGAGGATTATTCCTTTCCAAGTTCAAAAACTACACTCAAATCTTGGTTGCTGCTGTAGAGGAAAAAACTGATCTAGAATTTGATCACCCCTCCCTCTACGAAAACTTGATTACTCACTACAAAGATCAAGAAGTTTACTTCTATGAGGATCAAGAAAAAAACTACGATGTAGTGATCGACAAGTTGGAGTATGATCTTTTGAACTCAGGTGTAATGGGATGAGGGAAGATCGCCCTTGGGGTTGGTATGAAACTATTGAGGATGGCGAAGGATACAGAGTAAAAAAAATCCACGTCAATCCAGGGCAACGTTTCTCACTACAATTCCATAGAAAAAGATCCGAACATTGGGTCATCATTGATGGTTCAGGTATGGTAACTCTTGGCAACTGTGACCACGATGCTAGACCTGGCAGTTGCTTTACCATAGGTATTGAGCAACGGCATCGTGCCACAGCAAGTGAGGATGGTCTCACTTTTATTGAGGTGCAAAGAGGTGAGTGTAGTGAGAGAGATATTGTTAGACTAGAAGATGACTACGGTCGTCACGCACCGACCTTTCTGGAATTGTTGACATGACATATATGGTGACCGGCGGTGCCGGGTTCATCGGGAGTAACTTCTTACACTTCCTTCGTAAGAGAACTGATGAAGAGATTGTTGTTATTGATAACCTGACATATGCTGCTGACCTGAGGTTCATCCCTAGGTCACAGCAGTTCAAGTTTGAATGGTGTGACATTACAAATGAAGAGCATGTTCACTTCTTATTTGAGAAGTATGCTCCAAGAAAGATATGGCACTTTGCTGCTGAGAGTCATGTAGATAATAGTATTACCAACTACAGACCATTCTTAGAATCAAATGTTGTTGGTACTATCAATCTACTCAACGCATCCCTGAACATGGGGATCGAAAAGTTCCATCACATTTCTACTGATGAGGTGTATGGATCTCTTGAGTATGATGACATAGAACTCTTTACTGAAGAGACTCCATACAATCCTAGGAACCCATACTCTGCGAGCAAGGCAGCATCAGATCATTATGTCAAGACATGGCACAACACATATGATCTACCGTATCTGATTACCAACTGTAGTAATAACTATGGAAGGCATCAGCACGAAGAGAAACTGATTCCTAAGATTATCAAACGTGCCATGAAGGATAACATCACCTACATGTATGGTGGTGGTCAACAGATTCGTGACTGGTTGTCTGTGGTAGATCACTGCAAAGCAATCTGGTCTCTGGAAGAACACGGTATCATCAACGATCAATTCAATATTGGTGGTGGATGTGAGATGAGAAACATTGATGTCACCAAGATGGTGCTTGATATTATCGATAAACCTTATGGTCTTATTGGTATCTCAGATCAAAGACCGGGACAGGACAAGCGGTATGCCATAGATCATGGTAAAATAACAAGGACTACGGGGTGGGAACCCGAAATTGAATTTGAACTTGGATTGCGAGCAACTGTATCATGGTACTTAGAAAGATGGGGAATGTGAAATCATTCAACAGTCCAGTCACTCTCTACGGTCCTGGGTTTGTTGGCGGTAGGTATGCTGAGATGTATCCTGACACCTTGATACAGGAACGTGATGAATACAAACCAAAGACTAAGAAGATCCTCTACATGATCTCTACTGTGGACAACTACAACGTCCACAAAGAAGTTGGTTTAGATGTTGATACTAATCTCCGTGTGTTATGTGATGTCCTAGAGCATTGTCGTAACGAGGACATAGAGTTCAACTTCATTTCATCCTGGTTTGTTTATGGTAAGGGTGGCGAGGTTCCTGCGTTTGAGGAGTCTCTATGTAATCCTACTGGGTTCTATAGCATCACTAAAAAGTGTGCAGAAGACTTGATCAAGTCTTTCTGTGATGTATACGACATGAAGTATCGTATTCTTCGCTTGTGTAATGTGTTGGGAGATGATCCCAAAGCATCAAAGCAAAAGAATGCAATCATGTGGATGATCAATCAACTCAAAGTTGACAAACCAATCAATCTATATGATGGTGGTAGTCATCGTCGTGACGTTATGCATGTCGATGATGTGTGTCGTGCTATCAAGATGGTGATTGATGACGGGGATTTGAATACCACATACAACATCGGGTCAGGTAAACCTACCACCATTGCTGATCTTATTGATACTGCTGCTGCTTGCCTGGGTACTAGATCTCATATAGATAGCATCGAACCACCAAAGTTTCACAAGGATGTCCAGACTCAGGACTTCTATCTAGATACAAGTAAACTACAGGAGTTGGGGTTCAAACCCTCCATGGATCACGTTGAGATTGTTGAGTCACTATGTCTCTGAAGAATAAGGTCGCAGAGTTCGTCGAATACTTAGAAGGAGACGGAGAAAAACTATTCCCCTACATGGCAAATAAGGGGTGGAAGCATGGTGACAATGTTTATTATTCTGGTCCCTATTGGGATGAGAAAGAACCCATTGCTGCTATCACCACCCTGCTAGAGGGTAAGTGGTTGCCTGCTGGTGAAGAAGTCAACAAATTTGAACGTGCTTTCTCTAAGCAGTTTGGATTTGGTCACTCAATCATGGTGAACAGTGGATCATCTGCCAACCTGGTGATGATTGCTGCTCTCAAGAAGTATTTTGATTGGCATGATGGTGACGAGATCATCGTCTGCACCTGTGGTTTCCCTACCACTATCAATCCCATCATCCAGAACGGTCTCAAACCAGTATTTGTAGACATCAACTATGATGATCTCAACTGGGACCTTGATCAACTAGAGTCTAAGATCACTCCCAGAACCGTGGCGCTTTTTTCTTCGCCTGTTCTGGGAAATCCCTATGACTTCGATAAGTTCATCGAGATTGTCGATAGGAATAACCTGAGGTATATCGCTGACAACTGTGACTCGCTCGGTTCCAAGTGGAGAGGAGAGTTGCTTACCAAACATGCCGTCGCAGCGTCTTGTTCTTTCTATCCAGCGCACCATATCAGCACGATTGAAGGCGGGATGGTTTCCTCCAACATTGAGGAGATCGTCCAGATCGCCAGGTCTTTTGCCTGGTGGGGGCGAGGTTGTTATTGTGTAGGATCCCAGAACAAACTGGCCGGTGGTGTCTGCGGTGCCAGATTCGATAGATGGTTGGAAGGGTACGACCAAGATGTCGATCATAAGTATGTCTTTGGCGTTCAGGGATACAACCTCAAGCCTGCCGATTTGCAGGGGTCTATTGGGTTGGTACAACTGACTAAGCAAGACGAGATACATCGCATCCGTCGTAGCAACAAAGCTAGACTTCACGAGATCTTCAGTCAAATTCCTGGTGCTCGGGTTATTGAAGAGAAAGAGCATGCAGAGACAAGCTGGTTCGGTGTTCCCATCGTGTGTGATGATCACAAACACCGTCTTGTAAAATATTTAGAGGACCATAAGGTCCAAACAAGAAACTATTTTGCAGGAAATATCCTAATGCATCCTGCATATAGGCACATTGAACCGGCAAGAAACTATCCCAACGCATGTAAAGTCCTTGACAATGTATTCTTTGTTGGGTGTAGTCCGGTTATCACTGAACCTATGTTAGAATACATAGGTGAGGTTGTTTCTAATTACGTATCTGAAAATTACTGATGGCAAGACAAAAGCGAGCTTTGGTATTGGGTGCCGGTGGTTTCATTGGCAGTCATATGGTGGCAAGACTGAAGACAGAAGGATATTGGGTGCGTGGTGTAGACATCAAGTTCCCTGAGTTCTCAAAGACAGAAGCAGATGAATTCGTTCAGGGAGATCTAAGGGATCTCCGATTCGTTGAACGAATCATTGAGTACAAGGGAACGCAAGGTAACTTCTATGAGTCAGTGCCTTACCAGTACATCGATACGTTTGATGAGATCTATCAGTTTGCTGCCGACATGGGTGGTGCTGGTTACATTTTCACTGGTGAGCATGATGCTGACATCATGCATAACTCTGCCAGCATCAATCTGAACCTGCTGGAGTCTGTTCATAAATTCAATCAGACTTTTGATGGTCGTGAACGGGAGTGGACAGAAGCAAACAGACCTGCTAAAACACAACCTACGAAGATCTTCTATAGTTCTTCGGCATGTATGTACCCTGAGTACAACCAACTAGACCCCGACAATCCTGATTGTCGTGAAGAATCAGCATACCCTGCAGCACCAGACTCAGAATATGGGTGGGAAAAACTTTTTAGCGAACGACTTTACTTTGCTTATAACCGTAATTACGGTATTCCTGTTCGGGTCGCTCGCTATCACAACATTTTCGGACCCGAAGGCACCTGGGATGGTGGAAGAGAGAAAGCACCGGCTGCGATCTGCCGCAAAGTTGCTTACCTCCCGCTCTCAGGTGGAGCAATCGAGGTGTGGGGAGACGGCTTACAGACTCGTTCCTTCCTGTTCATTGATGAATGCATTGAAGCGACTCGAAGACTGATGCAGAGTGACTTCATGGGTCCCGTCAACATCGGTTCAGAGGAGATGGTTACTATTGACCAACTGGTTGATACCGCTGCTGCAGTGGCACGTAAAGACGTGCAGAAGATCCACGTAGATGTTCCTCATACTGGTGTCCGTGGACGCAATTCCAACAACGATTTGATCCGAGAGAAGTTGGATTGGGATTACTCACAATCACTTGAAGAAGGGATTGCGAAGACTTATAATTGGATCGTGTCTCAAATCGGAAAGAACCTAGAGGGTCAATGAATACAACTTACAACTATGAGCGGGACACACTAGTCCATCCCTTCTCAGGTCACACTAAAATCTTTGACAACTTCTCTCAAGCATACCAGGACATCTTTGTCCTCAGTATGCTCAAGGGGAAGCGTAAAGGAAAGTATGTTGAGGTTGGTGCTAACCACCCTCAGGTCATGAGCAACACCTTCCTACTGGAGACTGCTTTCGCTTGGCGTGGGTTCTCTGTGGAGATTGAGAAGTCTATGTGTGAGGTGTTCAATGGTGACATGGCAAGGCAGAACCATTGCTATGAAGCAGACGCTACCACGTTTGACTTTGCAGATGCTATTGCTAAGGAGAAGTGGCAGGGACGTGTAGATTATTTCTCTGTTGACTGTGAACCACCTGAGGTTACTTTCAAAGCACTGAAAGCATTCCCACATGATACCTTCCGTGCCAGTGTCATTACGTTTGAGCATGACTCATACAAGGATGGTGATACCATTCGCGATCACTCACGTAAGTTCTTGGAAAAACTTGGTTACCAATTAGTGTGTGCCAGTGTATGCAACGGTGGTAATCCATACGAAGACTGGTGGGTTGATCCTAAAGTTGTATCGGAAGAGATCTGGAAACCATTTGAGTGTGTTGACCAGGAAGCCAAGAGTATTATCATTGGTCAATGAAGTTATCTCATTGGTATGGCAGACTGGGTAATAATATCCAGCAGACAGCGATAGGTTTGATGTGTGCCCAAGCATATCAAACAAAATTTATTCAACCATTGGAGCATGACATCATCGGAAGGTGGGAGCAACCCTTTGGGGTCAAACCTTCTGGGGTTCAAGGAAAGTTTTTTTATTACAACGGACCTTTTCATGAAGTTCCTATTGATGCTGGAAAAGTTTATACTGAGATGCGTGCGTTCTGTAAAGAATACGTTCGTCCGTATCTTTGCTTACCGAGAGTGGATGTTGATCCTGATACTCTTGTCATTCATATTCGGAGTGGAGATGTTTTTGACCAAAGGGTTGATAACCCTGGTCAATATGTTCCTAATCCTTATTGTTTTTACAGTACATTACTTGAGAGCTTTGATCGTGCAATCGTCGTTACGGAACCTGACCAATTCAATCCGATTGTTGAGGAACTCAAGTGGGATCCTAAGGTTACGGTCCAGTCTAAAAGTGTTGCGGAAGACTTCGCGACGCTGATGGCAGCAAAGCATGTTGCAACCTCTGGTGTAGGAACCTTTGCTATGGCAGCAGTATTGTGTAGTGAAAATATCACTGACCTTTACTGCACAAATATTTGCATCGAAGAGCATCTAAACTATAAGATGCTTTATAATACTGATGTTACCATCAACATGATGGTCCTGCAGGACTACATCAAGACCGGAGAATGGGCAAACACTGATGAACAAAGAGAATTCCTCTTTAGTTACAAGGTATAGACTCAAGGTTACTCATCAGAAATTGATTGAGAACTTGTGTTATGATATGCCCTACTATTTTTTCAAGGACTGTGCCTATGGCAACAAAGATCATGCCTTGAGAAAGGATATGAATCCGTACTTCAGTCATACGTTACTCCATGTCAATGGCACAACGTCTGACTTTTTCTACAAGATACCTTGGGATGAAATAGGTAAGGCAATCAACATGCCTAATGCCAAGATGACCAGGGCACACATGACCTTACAGTATCCAAGACCTGATGCTATAGGTGTACCACACAACGCTCACGTTGATGATCACAGACCACACATAGTGGCACTGTATTATCCCAATGAATCAGATGGGGAGACATACTTTTTTGACTCCTCGGGTAACGTGATACATACAGAAGAACCTGAACGTGGTAAGATTGTAGTCTTCGATGGCAAGACTTTACACTCTAGTTCTTCACCCTCATCTAATGTTCGATTCTCTTTGAATATAAATTATGGCAATCTATGATGTCTTTACGTTCTACAATGAACTTGATCTCCTGGAACTGAGGATGAACATCCTTGGTAATGTAGTAGATTACTTTGTTATCAACGAAGCAAACATTACCTTCACCGGCAAACCCAAACCCATGTACTTTGCCGAGAACCGTAAGCGGTTCAAGAAGTGGGAAGACAAAATCATCTATCGCGAGACGATTGATGACAATGAAACCCTAGAAAGTTATTGGAAGGATGTTCCTTATCATAGGAGCATGATGGAGGAAGACATCTACAAACTGCCACTGCCTTATCAGAGGGCATGCTTCCATAAAGACAGTGCCATCTATGCCCTGCTAGGCAAGGCAAAGGATGACGACATCATCCTTACGAGTGATGCCGATGAGATTGCTAACCCAGAGGCACTGAAGTGTATTGAGGAGTGGTTTGATCCTGCTCACCACTATGTCCTTACTGGTCCTCTGTATTACTACTACCTCAACGTCAAGTGTGAGGATCAGTGGATGGGAACACGAGTGTGTGACTTCAAGACACTGAAGACGATGAGTGTTGATAAACTCCGTCAGTCACACCAGGATGCATACAAACTTGCCAATGCCTCATGGCACTGGAGTTTCTTTGGTGACGCTGACACCGTGCGGCAGAAGATGGATGCCTATGAGCACCAGGAGAACAACACTGAGGAGTTCCGTTCCAGTATGGAGGACAGGATCAAGCACAACCTTGACCCATATGGACGCACCTATCTCTACCAACCAACTGTTGTGGAGATCGACGACACCTTCCCTTCATATGTGAGGGCACAGAAGAATCGTAAACTGAAAAAGTTTGTGAAAGTATGAAACTAATTTCGGGACCAGCGGTTGCAGACCTCTGTGATTATAGTTTTGGTGATCAGGCAGGTATGGTAGGGGGTGTCTACGGTGCCTTTATGAATGATGCAAACTCATCTAACACTGAGTTCTTGTGTGACAAGGAAGTCATCAAACTATTCATTGACAATGTGAGGTTGTACCATAGACCAATTAGGTGTGGTAATAAAAAAGATCAGGTGTGGATCAATGGTCTACAGAAACGTAATGATCTTATGAAACTATGTGCACAACATCCTGATAAAAAATTCATAGTCTTCTGTAACAACGAAGATACTCCTGTCAATTCTGACATCGAAATTCCTGACAATGTGTTGGGAATTTTTGCTGCAAATGCAGTGGGATTCAAAGATAAGTTATATCCATTCCCCTATGGTGTGGGTAGGAAATTGAGTGCTAATGATGAACGCCAAAGGATTCTACTCTCTGCTATGGAGAACGATCCGAAACCCAGAAAACTTCTGTACATCAATCATGCAGAGCACACTAACCTCAGTGAACGTGGTAACATCCGTCAGATGTTCAACGACAGATCCTATGCCACCGTCTCAGACCGAACAGACTACGCCACATATGTCAGATCAATCCAAGACCACAAGTTCATGATCTGTCCTCAGGGTAATGCCGTGGACTGTCATCGTAACTGGGAGGTTTTATACTTGAGGCGTGTCCCTATCATGCTAAAGAATGATTATCTTCAGGAGTTATACAAGGACTATCCTGTCATGTGGGTAGATGACTTTGGTAAAATCAATAAAACTATTCTGACAGATGGTCAAGAACTAGTAGACCGGGCTAGGAATATCGACATCAATCTGCTAGACTTGTACTCAGTATTCAACAGAGCAGTGAAACGTGCAAAAAATTCCTGATGTCACACTGCTGATGCTTGCTGACGTAGACATTCCTGAAGCTGTCTATGCGGTAAATAAGTCATGCGAGTCTATTGAATGGGGTGCTGTCAAATTTCTCGGCAGCAAAGGAAGACCGGAAGGTCTTTGTGATCAAGCACAGTATGAGGAAACTTATCCAATTCAGAGCATCAATGATTTCAATTTTTATTGCATATATAACCTTATCAATCATATTCAGTCCACGCATTGCCTCCTTATTCATCCTGATGGTTTTGTTATTAGACCTTGGCTTTGGGATAGCACGTGGTTACAGTACGACTACATCGGTGCCCCCTGGAGAGACGACCCTACCGCCTTCCTCGATCCCTGGGGTAAGAACCAACGAGTCGGCAATGGGGGATTTTCCCTACGTTCCAGAAAACTACTGGAGGTCCCCAAGCGTGTAGTAATACCTTGGGAAGTCAACGAAGGAAACTTCTACAAGCATATGAATGCCGGACTATATAATGAGGACGGAAACATATGCGTTCACAACCGGCATCTTTTTGAGGAGCAGGGATGCGTCTTTGCTCCAGTGGAAGTTGCCGCTAGGTTCTCTAAAGAAGTAGAGTGCCCAGAACACGAAGGTGTTGAGACCTTCGGTTTTCATTATCATTTTCAAGAAATCCGATGACAGTCAAATATTATCCTCTGTGGTGGAACCCCTGGCAAGACAAGCATCTTGATCTAGGTTCAAAGACTGTCAGTATCTCTATTGATAATCTTGATTATGATCCGCAGGCAGACGTAAAGATTCTGTTCCTGGCAGAACCATACTCCATCCTCCCTACAGTCACTGAGGGAGCACTCCGTGGTGCTTATCACTTTGATAAGATCTACACGTTTACGGAGAGGATGCTAGATGAATACCCTCAAGCAGAATTGTTTGAGTGGGGATCTAGTTGGTTGAACTTCCCTGACTTGCTTATCGACAAAGGTAACAACGTTACCTTCGTAACTAGTGAGAAGAATCAGACTGTGGGTCACCGCATGCGTCTGGATATTTTTGAAATGCTCAAAAATATTGACGTATCAAACGGACTCCAGTATTATGCTCATAAGTCTCCTCCTTTTCACCAAAGGAGAAATGACTTCTTCGAGAATGCGAAGTTCCATATTGCAGTAGAGAATTCTAGACAAAAGAATTACTTTACTGAGAAGGTCATTGATTGTTTTGCATCTAAGACTGTTCCTATCTACTATGGGTGTGACAACCTTGGTGATTGGTTCAACATGGATGGAGTGATTGTCTTCCACGACATGGAAGAACTTGAACTTATCCTGAAGCATCTGGATTCAGACAAGTATGACTGGAGGAAGGATGCTATTGAGGAGAACTATGAAATTGCCAAACGATTCCATAGTGACAATGATGTTGTTCCTAGGTTGACTAGGAAAATAAAGGAATTCGTAGGCAAATGAGGGTAAGCTATTGCATCCCAACGCATGACAAAAACCCAAGGTGTCAGCAGTATCTGTTTGACATCTTTCACAGTCTGTCACTGCAAAAAGATATGAACTTCAATGTTTGGGTGTCAGATCATGGCACATCAAACAAAGTTCTCCGTGCGTGTGAAGAGTATGATGATCTCTTTGAGATCAATTACGTTCAGAACCCAACCAAGATCGGTAACATTTCTGCCAATACTAATAACGCTATGCGTTTGGCAGATGGTGATATCTTGAAAATTATGTTTAGTGATGATATGATTCTAACCAAGAATCTTACATCAGAATTAGACCGTGTGTTTACTGATGATGTAACCTGGGCAGTGACTGGGTATGCTCACACTTTAGATGATGGTAAGACCCATTACAACCCTAAGATTCCTGTCTATAACAACCGTCTGCTAGAGGGTGTCAACACCCTCAGTTCTCCATCTATTCTTGCTCTCCGTAATGGTTGTGGTGAATACTTCGATGAAGAACTCACCATGCTGATGGATTGTGACATGTTCTACAGGTTGTATGAAAATTATGGAGAACCTGTAGTGTTACCCCACTACCACATCTCTAATCGTGAACATCCACATCAAACCCAGAGGCAGTATGAGCATCTGATGGAATCTGAACTTGCATATTTGAAGGAGAAGCACAACACATGATTGGATTCAATCACCTAGGTCGTCATGGTCGTTTGGGAAACCAGATGTTCCAGTATGCAGGTCTCCGTGGTATTGCTGCTAAGCATGGGTATGATTTTTGCATCCCACCCAGTGACTTCAAAGATGAGTGGACAGACCATCAACTGTTTGAGTGTTTCAAACTCCCTGGTCTGACAAACATCGCAGTTTGTCCTGGACCCTACGTACAGGAAGGACACTTCCACTTTGATCAGAAATTGTTTGACAACATGCCTGATGGGCATAATGTCTACGGGTATCTACAGAGTGAGAAGTGGTTCATGCACATTGAATCAGAGATCCGTGAGGACTTTGAATTCAAGAACAATATCAAGGACCCATGTCAAGAGATGATTGGTTCGGTTGACCGACCCATTGCTCTTCATGTTCGTCGTGGTGACTACATAACTAACTGCGACAACCATCCACCTTGTACAAAAGAATATTATGATCGTGCACTTTCGCACTTTGATGATAGTAGGACTGTTGTTGTTTTTTCTGACGATCCTGCTTGGTGTAACGAACAATTTGTAGATGATCGTTTCTTGATCTCTGAAGGTGGCGACAATGTTGCTGACCTGTGTATGATGAGTCTCTGTACTGACTTCATTATTGCCAACTCTTCATTTTCCTGGTGGGGTTCGTGGTTGAGCACAAATCCAGACAAGAAAATTATTGCCCCGAGTAAATGGTTCGGGACAGGATATACCAAAAACCATAACACCTCTGACCTTTATTGCACTAACTGGGAAGTTATCGATGTCTGAAACAATTCAACAAGAAGGACTAGAAATTCAAGACTTAGGAATGTACGAGGATCTTCAGATCCAACCTGTAAATTCCTGGGATCTTACTAAGACTACATTCATCATTCCTCTGAGGATTGAGAGTGTTGATCGGATGCGTAACATCACGACGACACTGATCTATCTTCTGCGTAACTTTGACACACAGATCATTATCAAGGAGCAAGATGTTGAGTCTATCTTCTTGAAGAATGTGGTGCCAATGCTTGATCAAGCATTGTCTCCTGAGAAGATGACAAAGATCCATCACATCTTTGAGGAGAGTGATGAGGTAGTCTTCCACCGCACTCGTTTGATCAACGACATGTTGATGCTGGTTGAGACTCCTGTGGTCTGCAACTATGACTGCGATGTTCTGTTGCCTATGAACAACTACATCCTGGCACAGAATGCTATCCTCTATGGTTGGATCCCACCTAATGATCCTGGTGCAATTCCTGAACCTGTGAAGTGTGTCTACCCTTATGGGTATGGTGACTATCAGTATCAACTGCGAGTGACTGATGAAGACTGCACTCGATTCATCAACAGCAACTTCAACTTCAATGCATTCCAGAAGAATGCAAACCTGTATGATGCCAAGTTTGGTTTCGTACAGTTCTTTGACACTAAAGAATACCTCCGACTTGGTGGTGAGAATGAAGGGTTCATTGCTTATGGTTATGAGGATGACGAACGATACATTCGTTTCAACACCTGCTCACAGGTGCTGCGTCTGAATGATCTCATCTACCACATGGAGCACCGTCGTACTCCTAACTCCTGGTTCAACAACCCCCACATCGAAGAGAACCGTCAACTGTGGGAAGAACTTCGTAACTTTGGTAAGACAAAGTTTGAAGAGTATTATAAGAATCCTGCATACCTCAAGTATCGTGGTGTTCTCAACGGCAAGCGCCGGGGTATGAATGACTGATAGGAACAAGTCTATCGACAAACTCAAAGGGTTCCCTAAAGTTCTTTGGATCAACCTAGATCGTGTGCCCCAACGTCGGGCATACATGGAAGAACAACTGAACTACTGGGGACTCAGTGACAACCACCGCATCAGCGGTGTTGATGGTGATGAGTATGAAGAGTACCTAAAAGGTTCTGTTCCTCATAACATGAACAAGGGTGAGATTGCATGTGTAATGTCTCACCTGAATGCTTTACGATACTTTGTCGAAGAGACTGACCTGAATGAAATCTTCATCATGGAAGATGACATCGATCTGTCTACTGTCAAGCATTGGACTTTCACTTGGAAGGATGTAAGGAAGAGACTCCCTATCAACTGGGACTGTCTCCAACTAACCATCATCAACCCTAATGGTATTACTCTGAAGTTACACCAAAGGTTTATCAATGACTTCTCTGCTGCTGGATACCTGATCACCAGACACCATGCAACTAAAGTTCTCAGGTGTCATCAGCGTGGTAACCAGTGGAAACTGGATCAGAACATCAGACCTCGTGCAGTATCTGAAGACTTGATCCTTGACAGTGGCAAGTCATACTCCACTCCTCTGTTCAACTATCGTTTGGACATGGGTTCTGCTATTCATGAAGAGCACATTGACATCTTCCATAAGGGCAGTAACGAAGCACTAGCACAGTTCTGGGAGAGGGATGCTAGAGAGCACACCATCGATCAGATCATGGAACTAGACGAATATTGTGGTAGAATTCCACCATCGGTTTACCTTGAGCAAGCAGCACAACAACAATGACAGAGCAACCCGATTTCACATCACCCAAATTCTTTGACCACATCGGTGTGTTTGAGAACTTTGTCAAGTGGGAGTTCTGTGATTCCCTTGTAGACGTATTTGAATATTGGTATAAGAAAAAGCATTTTGTTGGGGAAGACTCAAGTCATACAGTAACCACTATTGGAGAGGCAGACTTCACCATTGATCACTTCAATGATGGTGAGTCACAATTTCCTAAAGGTGGCATGGGTCGTAAGGATCATCAACTCTATCTTGAGGTGTGTGACACAGCGATGACTGCTCAGGTCAACCAAGCAATTGGTCAGGCGTTTGAGATGTATGTGCAGAAGTATAAAGGTTTGGTTGACTCATGTGATCCCATCTCTTCATGGACATGTAAACTCCAACGCACAGATCCTGGCGGTGGATACCATGTATGGCATTGTGAGAATGGTAACTTCCTGTACCGTGACCGTGTGCTGACGTGGATGATCTATTTGAATGACATCCCTGCTGAGAATGGTGGCGGCACTGACTTCTATCATCAGGAAAAGACTTTCCATCCCAAGAAGGGAACCATTGTTCTCTGGCCTGCTACTTACACCCACATGCACAGAGGTGCATTCCTTACGGGTGATAAATCTAAGTACATTGCTACTGGATGGTTCCTGAGAGAACCAGGTAACGTGACTAACCGTACCGTCAGTGAAGCAATCGGCAAGACACAACCTATTGATAAACTAAATTGATTTTCTATACGTGCATCACCAACGGATACGACTCAGTTCCTGACGCATATGTTGAGGATGGTTGTAGGTATGTTCTGTTCCATGATGGAAGCATCCCTACAACCAAGGGACCGTGGGAGTATGTGCATTTAGAAGATATTGATATGGAGGAACAACTTCCTGACTGCCCTGTCAGGAAATCATATCTCCTCAAGCACAGACCTAATTTATATTTCACTAGAGCGATAGACTTTACCGTATGGGTAGACGCCTCATATAATATCACCAAAGAGTTGGTAGATTATAGTAAAAAAGTACAAGAGACTGGTGCTTGTGTTGTACTTCAAGATCATCCTGAACCAAGGAGTTTGTTAGAGGAGTTCAACAAATTATATGCTGATGGATTTTCCAGTGCAGATGAGATACTCCGCATGTCAGAGGCAATGCTGTATGGCAGAAATCCATACCCAAAAAAGAATTATAAGCAGTCCATCAACTGTGTCATCTGGAGGCATAACCTCAATGAGACTAGGAAGTGGAATGATGCGTGGGCATCATGGTATGAAAGAGGTGTCAACAGAGATCAGATCTCTAGTGAGGTAGCAAGTCATGAGACTGGTCTAGTCACAGGTCGTGTACCTATGCAGGTGAGTCTTGATAACACTAATAGAACTAAAACATATGATGAGTCTTATGAGATCAATAAACCATCTAACAAAGAAGTATTAGATTTTCAGGAGAGACTGACTGTACTGTGGGATAAAGATATATCCTCAGCAAAACTGAAAGCAGCAACACCTACTCTACCTCATGAGTTTGGTGATCCCATATCTCCTAGTGATTTGTATGTGTATACATGCATCACCAATGAATATGATTGTCCACAGCACGAATATTTCGATTCGGATGCACGTTACTTCTTATTTCATGATGGTTCTATTGAGGTCCCTGATGGATGCCTAGACAGTAAGACTAGGGGTCGGTGGAATTATGTTGACGTGTCCCACCTGGGTATTGATAACCCAAGGGAGTTGGCATTCTATGTCAAAGCAAATCCCCATGAGTTTTTTCCACCTGATTCTTATACAGTATGGATTGATGGTTCATTCAATCACACCAAGGATTTTATTGACAACTCCCTGTCATGTTTTCCATTCTCTGCACTACATCATGGAGGTGACTTCACGTTCTATGATGAGTTGCTGGAAGGATTTACATGTGCTTTCTACTCCTATAGTAATGCAATCAATTACCTCCAAGCATTGAAGAATAGGGGTTACGATTTCACAAAGTATTCTAGTCCTCAGTGCAGTGCTATCTGGAGACAGATGACACCAGAGATTATTGAGTTCAATAAGAGGTGGTACGAGGAAGGAACTCAGATAAACAGGGACACCATTCCATTTGATGCTGCCATACAATCCACTGGATTGACACCTAGATTTTATGACGACAGAGATGATTGTGGAATTGAATTTGGATTCAACAATAAAAAGAATCGACTGAAGAAGCATGAGCAACTGGGTGATAAAGAACAATACAAAAAGGTAGACCAGTTCCTCAAGGATTGTGATCAGGTCACAGGACTGAATGCCAAATTAGATGTTAGGTATAAACTTCATGAGTTTTACATGAAGTATTATGGTATTGGTGGTGACTTAGGATTGTCATTCAATTCATATCCATACCAGCAGGGTGTACGTGTTCCTAAGGAGTACGTGGTTATCTACACTGCTATTACCAACGGTCATGATGAGATACCTGAGAAGAATTATTATGATCCTAACATCAGGTATGTTTGTTTCCATGATGGTACCATTGACACCACCAAAGGACCGTGGGAGTACATCAAATTAGATTTACCTATCGATGACCCACGTGATCTAGCATTTTATCCTAAGTGTAATCCACATGAGTTCTTCCCCTTGGGAACCTATACTGTGTGGGTGGATGGTTGCTTTGTACATACCAGAGAGTTTGTGGAGAAGAGTTTGTACTCCTTCCCCTTCACTACACTCAGGAACATTAGTAAGTTCTCATACTATGATGAGTTGCTGGAAGGATTTACATGTGCATTCTTCCCCTACGATGGTGCTATCAAGTTGACTGAGGCACTGTCTAATACAAACTATAAGTTCAGCAATTACTCTAGTCCTCAGTGCTCTATAGTGTGGAGATATCTGTATGATGACACGGTAAAATTCAATAAAGAGTGGTATAATTGGAGTCAACAGGGGATCAATAGAGATAGCATCCCATTTGATGCTGCCATGCATATGACAGGTCTCAAACCACTGTTCTATGAGAATAGATCTGACTCTGGAATCAAGATGGGGTTCCAACATAAGGTCGGAAGGATCAAAAAGCATCCTCAACATGGTGACAAAAAACAATACACCTATGTGGATCAGTTCATCAAAGATCTAGAACGCATTACTAAACTAAAACCACTCCTGTATATCAAGTACAAGTTTCATGAGTTCTACATGAAACACTACGATATTATATGATCCTCTACACTGCTATCACTAACGGATACTTTCAGTTACCACCCAATACTACTGGTAGAAAGTTCATCTGTTTCCATGATGGCAGTGTAAATCAGCAGGAGGGGTGGGAGTTGAGATACATTCCTGGGTTCTCTTCTTGCCCAGTCAGGATGTCACGTCTTGTCAAAATGCAATGTCCTTTTGACGAACCCAATGTTTATATTGATGCATCCAAACTCCACACCTTGAATGAAAAATTCTTTGAGGTTAGTGAGTACATCTTATCGATGGATAAGTTTGTTGTCATGGAACATCCTCATAAGCACAGGTACCTTGAGGAATGTGCTGAGTATGTGTGCCGTGGACTGGTTCCCTTTGAACAGATCTATGACTTCACAGTTGCTGCTAAAGAGGTAGGATTCAACTTCAAAGATTATTCATCACCTCTCTGTACAGTTATTTGGAGAAGAGGTAAAGAAAAGTTTGATGAACTTTGGTGGCAGTGGTATTCTAAGGGTGGTAAAAGAGATCAACTCTCCTTTGCAGTGTCACTAGAGCAGTCTAGGATCGCCTACGAGACCATCCCCGCCCGTGACCTGATCAATGTATGGTCGGATGCATCTGAGGGTGGTTCCTGGTGGTTGAACAAGGGTGGTAGGTATGGTGCTAGGTTCCATTCCAATCCTGAATGGGCAGTTGATATATTATGCGAACTTACAGGACTGGAAAAGAACTCTAGAAACTATCGCTGTGCAGTTCAGAGAGAGGAAGGTCAACCTCTACGCTGGTTGTTCGGTGATATGTCTGATGACTTCGACTATAAGTATAGGGGGATTGAAATTATGAATCCCTTCCACAGTCTTCTCTGGTATACAAACCGAGACACTGGTGTTATGCGAAGACCTCCACGAACAATTAGATCACACTTCGACGATCCTTTCTTTTTCCCACAAAATTCATCATGATTATCTACACCTGTGTCACAAACGGATATGACAAGTTTGCTGACGAGCACTACTATGACCCTACTGTTAGGTATATTGCTTTTACAGATGGTACTGTTGATGTACCGGAGCAATGGGAAGAGTACCCAATCAAGGTAGAGCATGAGTGTCCTCGGAGACTGTCTGCTCACCCCAAAATATGTCCCCACCTTTACTTTGACATGGGTGAGGCAGTGGTATGGATTGATGGGTGCTATGTAATCACCAAAGAGTTTGTAGACACATCTAAAAGTATCCTGAGTCGTAGCAACCAGACTCATATGATTCATCCTTGTCGCTTCAATTTTGTTGAGGAAGTGATGGAAGGTTACGTGTCCTCATTCAACACCAAGGAACAGATGGTGGAGATCATGGAGGTATTGAAGGAAGCAAACTATAACTTCAAAGACTATTGCAGTCCTGTACTAGCATCAATTTGGAGACGTATTACTCCTGAGATCAGTAAGTTTGGTGACATGTGGTGGAAGTATTCTTTGATTGGTCCTAACCGTGACCAGATTTCCTTTGACACCGCACGTCAGTTGACTCACCTGCAATGGAATACAATCAAACATCCAGCACAGAACCACTGGCCTGAGGTTGGTATTGATTTCGACCACCGTACAGGTAAGAAGAACCGTCTGGGTAAGCACCCACAGGCAGGAGACCTGGAGCAGTACAAGCGTGAGGATGAGATGCTGAAGGAGATCCGTAGGTGCACTCGTTTGATTCCAAGGTTGTACTACAAGCACAACTTCCAGTCAATGATTGATGCAAACGTATTGAACCGATGATTATCTACTCTTGCATCACCAACGGATACGATGAGATCCCGGACGAGAATTACTACGATCCGGATGTCAAGTATGTGATGTTTGCTGATGATACTGTTGAAAGGAAAGGACCATGGGAGTTCCGAGAGATCCCATGTGATCATCCCTGTCCTCGTATCCGTTCTTCCTACGTCAAGATCAACCCCCATAAGGTATTTGATGAGGGTGAGGAGGTTGTTTGGATTGATGGTTGCTACATCATGAACAAACAATATGTGGAGAACTGTAAGAGATACTTCGAGGAGAGTTCTTTCACAGTCATCCGTCATGTGAATCGTTACTCATACTATGACGAGATCCTGGAGGGTTTTATGTCCTCCATGAATACTAAGGAACAGCAACTAGAGATTACCCGAGTCCTGAAGTGGATGAACTATGACTTCAAGAAGTACAGCAGTCCTGTGCTGGGATCTATCTGGCGTCGCCTAGAAAACTATGAAGAGTTTGGTGATCTGTGGTGGAAGTATGCACAGATTGGACCCAACCGAGATCAGATTTCCTTTGATGCTGCCAAGCAGTTCACCAATAAGCAGATGACTTTCATCGAGGACGGGTGGCATGAGGTATGGAGAGACCAGAGGGGGAAGTATTTGCATCGACCAGGCAGTTGTGGTATACTTTTTGGGCAACAGGGAAAGAAGTATCGTCGCAAACGTCATCCACAAGCAGGTCATCAGACTCAGTGGAGAGAGCGACGTGCTATCCTTGAAGAACTTAGAGAGATCACTGGGTTGCACCCCTTTGTGTTTGCAAAGCATGATCACTCGGAGTTTGTCGAACGTAATGTGATTGCTCCTACTTTGCCTTTACAAAGATGAGAATTTATGTTACGATAAATAAATCACGGTGTGGATTTCCACACTTTCTGTCGCCTCACCGAGACTAAACAGCGACACTAAACAACAGTCTCTCATACCTCACCTGGAGGGTAGGTGAGGAATAATTTACCGGTGTTCCCCGCACTAATACATAACCCTTTTTCAATGTCCGCTACTATCTCACGCTCCCGCCAATCAGGTTGGGAATCTTTCTGTGAGTGGACCACCAGCACAAATAACCGCCTCTATGTTGGTTGGTTTGGTGTGTTGATGATCCCCACACTCCTTGCAGCAGTTACCTGCTTCATCGTTGCCTTCGTGGCAGCACCTCCCGTCGATATCGACGGCATCCGTGAACCCGTTGCTGGTTCACTGATCTATGGTAACAACATCATCTCTGGTGCTGTTGTTCCTTCTAGCAACGCAATCGGTCTGCACTTCTATCCCATTTGGGAAGCCGCTTCGCTTGACGAGTGGCTCTACAACGGTGGTCCTTACCAGCTCGTTGTCTTCCACTTCCTCATTGGCATCTTCTGCTATATGGGTCGTGAGTGGGAACTGTCCTACCGCCTCGGCATGCGCCCTTGGATCTGTGTTGCTTACTCCGCTCCCGTCGCTGCCGCATCGGCAGTCTTCCTTGTTTATCCTTTTGGACAAGGTTCTTTTAGTGACGGTATGCCTCTTGGTATTTCTGGCACATTCAATTTCATGCTGGTCTTCCAGGCTGAGCATAATATCCTTATGCATCCGTTCCACATGCTCGGTGTTGCTGGGGTATTCGGTGGATCTCTTTTCTCTGCTATGCATGGAAGTCTCGTTACTTCCTCGCTTGTACGTGAAACCACTGAGAGTGAGTCCCAGAACTACGGTTACAAGTTTGGTCAAGAAGAGGAGACCTACAACATCGTTGCTGCCCACGGGTACTTCGGTCGTTTGATCTTCCAGTACGCGAGTTTCAACAACTCACGTTCACTGCACTTCTTCCTGGCTGCCTGGCCCGTTGTCGGCATCTGGTTCACCGCCCTTGGCGTGTCAACCATGGCCTTCAACCTGAACGGTTTCAACTTCAACCAGTCCATCCTTGATGGTCAGGGCCGTGTGCTCAACACTTGGGCAGACGTTCTGAACCGCGCCAACCTGGGTATGGAAGTTATGCATGAGCGTAACGCCCACAACTTCCCGCTCGACCTGGCTGCTGCTGAGTCAACTCCTGTTGCACTCCAAGCTCCCGCCATCGGTTGATCTAAAACGTTATAATATTGGGGTCTTCGGACCCCCTTTTTCATGAACAATCGTCGCAACATCCTTAGGCACTTGAAAGAACAGTGCATGATCAAGATCACAAGTCTTGACAAACAACTGGTCAAACTTCTTGACCATACTACTCTGCCACCTCACGTGGCAGCAGTGACACCTAACGCTGTTGATGCTGAAGTAGTTGACAAAGTTCAATCACTTATGGATCAAATCAGTAGGTACGAAGATCGCCTCAATCTAATTGAGACATATGATCTGGACTCACTGAAGGAACACGACGATCTTTTGAATTACGACACTTATAGTAAGTAACATGGTAGCCTCAACTCTTCAACAACAACGAAGGGGATGGTTTGATGTTTTAGATGACTGGTTGAAACGGGACAGGTTTGTTTTCGTTGGCTGGTCCGGCATCCTGCTCTTCCCAACTGCCTATCTGGCAATCGGTGGCTGGCTTACAGGCACCACCTTTGTTACCTCCTGGTACACACACGGACTCGCGTCCTCATACCTGGAAGGTGCTAACTTTTTGACCGCTGCTGTCTCCACTCCTGGAGATGCCATGGGTCACAGTCTCATGCTCCTCTGGGGACCTGAGGCACAAGGAAGTTTCGTCCGCTGGTGTCAACTGGGTGGACTCTGGAACTTCGTTGCACTGCATGGTGCTTTTGCACTTATCGGATTCATGCTCCGACAGTTTGAAATCGCACGACTCGTAGGAATTAGACCGTACAATGCTATTGCTTTCAGTGGTCCTATTGCTGTTTTTGTCAGTGTATTTCTCATCTATCCTCTGGGACAGTCGTCCTGGTTCTTCGCGCCATCGTTCGGTGTCGCCGCGATCTTTAGGTTCCTTCTCTTCCTTCAAGGCTTTCATAACTGGACGCTGAACCCCTTCCACATGATGGGTGTTGCAGGTATCCTTGGCGGTGCCTTGCTGTGTGCTATTCATGGTGCTACAGTAGAGAACACGCTCTTTGAGGATGGAGAACAAGCAAACACATTCAAAGCATTTGAACCAACCCAAGAAGAAGAAACCTATTCTATGGTCACAGCCAATAGATTCTGGTCGCAAATCTTCGGCGTTGCGTTTAGCAATAAGCGTTGGTTGCATTTCTTTATGCTATTTGTCCCCGTTATGGGCCTTTGGACCGCTTCCATTGGCATCATTGGTCTTGCTCTCAATCTTCGCGCTTACGATTTTGTGAGTCAGGAGATCAGGGCAGCAGAAGACCCCGAGTTTGAAACGTTCTACACTAAGAACATTCTACTCAACGAAGGACTCCGTGCTTGGTTGGCACCTGCTGACCAACCCCATGAGGACTTTGTATTCCCTGAGGAAGTTCTTCCTAGGGGTAATGCACTCTGATCATGAACCAAACGGTGAGAGTTCTACCATGAAGCAATTGATAATTGCTTGCTCAGTATTACTGGTCTTTGCAATTATCTGTTTCTTGGTTATGCTTCTAGGTATGTTATGATACATAGTATTAGTAACTAAGTATCTTATGGCATGCGATCTACGAGCTGATATTATTGATGCTTTGGTTCAAGATGCCACCGGCAACATCAAGAAAGCAAAGATGAACATCGAAGTTTACTTGCATAATCCGGTTGGTATTGGTGAACATCCTGATGTTCTGGGTGCTATTCAAGAGCAACTTGATATCATTGCTCATGAAGAAGAAAGGATTGAAGTTCTTTCTAAGTATTTCTCAGAACACAAGCATAAATAGTACGAATATCGTCGCCGCTACGGTCCTGGCAAAACCCAGAAGACTGTGCTATACTAGGGAGGTCTAACGACCTCCCTATTTTTATGCTCAAATTTATTCTGGCAGGTCTCTTGATGGGATCTACTACCCTTCCTGCCAAAGCACATCATCATATTGAAAATCCTCCTGCAGGTGAACTCGGTAAGATTGTCAAAGGTTATAAAACATATGATTCTCTGGGTTGCATGCTCCTTGGTGAGTGCACCTCAGGTGTAGAAGAAGTTCATAGTCTGCTTGATGTTTCTACCAAGTATGAAAACTTCGAGGACTTCACATCAGTTGCACATGAGTTCAACATGATGTTGATGGCATTGAATCAGGTCGGTAGCAAAGTGTTTCTGGCAGACGAAAAGTATTTCCCCGTGGGACATCGTGGTGTATACCATACGGTCAGCAACAACATGTTCCTGAACAAGTCATACATGCATCATCCTCATGTACTGATGAGTGTCATGCGTCATGAAGGATGGCATGCAGCACAGGATTGTATGGCAGGCACCATTGATAATAGTATGATTGCTATCATCATGGATGAGGATAAGGTTCCTCAGATTTGGCAGGACATTGCTACAAAAACATATCAATTCCAACCATCTGCTATTCCATGGGAGAAGGAAGCATTCTGGGCAGGTAAGACTCAAGGAATGACTATGAAAGCACTGATGGCATGTGCTGCTGGTGATATGTGGGAGGTCTATGAACCAACCCCCATGACCCGTGAGTGGTTGGAGGAGAAAGGTTACATCAAATGAGAAAACTCTTTGAGATTTGGAAGTATTCATTAGGAAGTTTCTCTGATGACAAAACAGCAGAGTACGATAACTACGTGGTTATCGTACGGACTATTCTATTTCTCAGTGTTTTTTGCACTAACCTGTATATTGTTAGCGGAGTAGTCCGCCACTGGAATGATGGTCAGAACAGTCAAGTGGTTATCCGCGAGCATTATTTTGGTCGCCATGGTTTTTCATGTGATGGGGTGGACACCATGGAACAGCATTCTCCAACTGCTAGGCGCTAGTGGTTGGACTTACGTAGGTTTCAAGTGGAGGGAACGTGCTATCATCATGAACTTCCTTCCTCAATTTTTTATCATCATTCCTGGTCTCATTTACCTGCTCTCTAAATAGGGCAGGTCTTTTTATATTATGTCACCTTCTGTATATCAACCGTGGGATAAGTTGAAGACGTGCCTAGTAGGACGGTCTTATCCACCAGAGTTTTATAGTTACATCAAAGACACCAAAGCACGTGCTGGGATGGAGACGATTGCTCAGGAAACTGAGGAAGACTACCAGAAACTGTGTGACAAACTGAAAGAACTGGGTGTCGATGTAATTAGAACTAATATTTCTGATGACTGGGAGAAGGATCATAACTGGGGATACCATGCCAAGTATCCATCCTCCATGTTGCCACGAGATCACACTGCGGTCATCGGCAACACATTTTACATGCCGAATAGTGACTACCTGAAGAACGTAGACATCAGACAGATGATCTACAATATTGAAAGTGATTGTGATGAGTCACACTTGAATGTTGATGAGCATGTCCTTGCTGACTTCCTGCTTGACCTGACTAAACCTGCACGTGGTGCTGGTGGTAACAGTGTAGTCAAAGAACTACGTGACTTTTGGAAGGAAGATAATAAGGGGTATCCTATTGGTCAATTGTTGCTGGGTTTGGACATTGATGATCTAACAAGGTTATGTGAGAGTGCTGTAACTAATACAATTGGTAACCCACGTAGAGTCAACGTAGAATATAATGAGTTCCAAGATGCAGAGAAGTGGTTCAAGGAACAGGGTGGTAAGGTTGTTTATAATCAGTATGTGAACACCGCTGCGACGATTCGCTGTGGTAGAGACTTGTATTTCTCACTCAATAACATCATGAATGTTGTGAATGAGAAGCACTTTATGAAGAAGTGGGAGAAACTATTCCCTGAGTTTAGATGCCACCCACTCTACACTCCTGGTCATGGTGATGGATCATTGTGTGCAGTCAAACCTGGGTTCTTAGTTACCATTGCCCCACCCCAAAACTTCAAAGATACTTTCCCTGACTGGGACGTGTGTCACATCCCTGGTACAGGTTGGCAGCAAGTCGATGGGTTCTTGAAGATGAAGAACAAGAACAGAGGACGTTGGTGGGTGCCAGGTCAAGAAGAGAACAATGAACTGACTGATTTTGTTGAGACCTGGTTGAATGATTGGGTAATTTATGTGGAGGAGACAGTCTTTGATGTCAACATGCTTGTGGTTGATGAGAAGAATGTCATCTGCAACAATTATAATAAGGAAGTCTTTGATTACTTTGATAAGCATGGTGTGACAGGACATGTTGTCAACTTCAGACACAGATACTTCTGGGATGGTGGTCTGCACTGCATCACATCAGACTTGGACCGTGAGGGAGAGATGGTTGACTACTTCCCTGAACGTGGTGACAAGGGTGGTGCTATCGCTGCTCCAACGGGACACAAACCTAGTTACAAACGAAATCACTGAGTCATTTATCAGGAACTGGAAAAAAAACTCGGGTAAATTTTTGACCTCTAAGTTTTTTTGTGATACACTTGGTAGTGAGGAATAATACTCACGTATACATAATGTGTCCGCAATAGGCAGATGAAGTTCTTTTTCGCACTTCTTGCTACATTATTTCTTGCTGCACCAGCATGGGCAGTCGATGTGCAGATGGGTTCCAACGGGAACCTAGTCTTTGATCCCTCAGAGGTTACTATCTCTGCCGGGGAGTCAGTTCATTTCGTAAACAACATGCTTCCACCTCACAATGTAGTGGTAGAAGATCATCCAGAAATTTCTCACGAAGCATTGGCAATGATGCCTGGTGAAGAGTTTGATGTAACCTTTGCTGATGCTGGAGACTACACCTTCTGGTGTGGACCCCACAAAGGCGCAGGCATGATCGGCACAGTCCACGTTCAATAGTCTCCATGTATAAAGTCACAATTCAAACCTCCGAAGGCGAAACTCAGACCATTGAGTGTGCCTCTGACCAGTATATTCTCGATGCCATTGAAGAAGCAGGTGTTGACCTGCCCTATTCCTGTCGTGCTGGTGCCTGCTCCACCTGTGCTGGCAAGGTAGTAGAGGGAAAAGTAAATCAAGAGGATCAATCGTTCCTTGATGATGATCAGATTGAAGAAGGATTTCTCCTGACATGCGTTTCATATCCTGAAAGTGATGTCACTATTCTTACTGAGCAGGAGGAATACCTTTACTAAATACCTAAGATAACAGTCGTAACTCAATACAGATGGCAGTTTCAAAGAATTGCACGTCTTTATCATCAACTGAACTCCAGTCGGAGATCAGGGTAGATGAGAAAGGACACGTTACCTTTGACGGCACAGGCAGTTCCCTGCCCGACTCCGAAGCAGATCATTCTCCTCAGTGGAGGTTCCGTGCGAGAGTATGGAAGCGTTTGGATCGTGCACAGCATGATGTGGACATGGACTACTATCGCAAGCAACAACTTGCTAAGAAGGAAGTTCAACAGGATGTAGAGTTCATGGAAAGGGAGAAGGCCAAGACTGGTTCCTATCCTGAGCGTCCTTCTGAGTGATATTTGACATGTGGACTCACTTATCCTATAATATTTGAGTCATCTAGATTATTATGGAAAGGTATCAAGTAAAATCTCATTGGTACTATTGGTTCTGGAGCATAGCAACTGTCTCAGTTGTAGCAGGTCAACTGTACGTTGGCACGGGTTATCGTCGCATGGCAGACAGCTTTGAGTCGGTAGCCCTTGCTATTGGGGAAATTCAGGTTGCTATTATTGTTGCTAAGAGTGATGCCCCCAAGTTTTATTGATGTATATTTACACTGAAAACTGGAATCATTCACCTGACGTTATCAAATCGCTCAAAGAACGATACGATGATCCTTTCTTCTTGAAGGGAGAAAATACGATAGAGAATCGTAAGAATTGGGGACAACATTACACAGGATTTCATAAGAACCCAAACAATAAAGCACCCACTGTAGAAGGGAACTTTATTGACAAGGATCTTTTACAACTATACGTTCCCAAACTCAAAAAGATTCTCGGTGACATTGGATTGCCGATGGGCAAGACAATATACAGTTACAGTAGTATCTGGGGACAACTATACAAGTTAGACCTAGAAGCAGTGATTGATGTTCACAATCACTATGAGGACCCACGACAACTAATATCGTGGGTCCATTTTGTTGATGTTCCTGACACCAAACTTTTTTACTTCCAGGTGGGAGATAAAAAATATTATCCAGACTGTCAGAGAAGTGGCGACTTGATGCTTTACCCATCCTATGCCATGCATGGTGTAGATAAGATGACTGAGGGTAAAGATCGATTTGTTGTAGTTGGAAACATTGTAAAACTAAACCAAAATCGTTGGTAAAATGCAAGCAGTTCTGTATTCAAAAGACAATTGTCAGTGGTGTGATAGAGTCAAGCAACTCTTTGCTGCTGTTGACATTGACTACCTAGAGTATAAACTTGGTAAAGACTTTACTAAAGAACAGTTTTATCAGGAGTTTGAGGATGGTGCAACCTTCCCTCAGGTTTCTATTGACAACAAAGCGATTGGAGGATGCAAAGAAACCCTACAACACCTCCAAAGTTTGGAGATGATCTGACTAATCGGGGGTCAATTCTGCTGTATAACAGGAGAAAACGACGCCCTAAACTCATACCTCTTTTCAAAATATTTGGAAGGAGATATTCGCTACATATAGAAAGGGAGAATTAGCATGACGCTTGATTCATCTACGATTTTTATCGCAATGGGTGCAGTGATCCTGGTTCAGACCATCGGTTTAGGACTAGTAATCGGTTACCTGGTTCGTGCCTACATCCACGATGTGACTCCCCAATATACTCACCCTGAGATGTTTGATGAGAATGGCAATCCAATTGCTGAGTCTCTAATCTCTTTCCGATTTGAAGGTGAGACACCATACCTCGATGAATTTGACGACTAATCATGGCAAAACTTCCTAACAATCCACTGATCTCCGAACTGTTCAAAGCAGTGCACGGTGCCAAGACTGTGGATAAAAAGGTTGAACTACTCGAACAATACAAACGGGATGACGTAAAGGCAATCCTTATCTGGAACTTTGATAAGGGTATCAAGTCTGCCATCCCTGAGGGTGACGTTCCTTACAAGAGGAACGAATCACCTGCTGGTACTGATGGACACACCCGCCTGGTACATGAGTGGCGCTCACTGTATAACTTTATCCGTGGTGGTAACAATAAGATCTCTCAGATGCGTCGGGAGACCCTGCTGATTCAACTGTTGGAGTCACTCCATGCTGATGAAGCAGAGATCATTACCCTGGTCAAGGATAAGGAACTTCAGCAGAAGTATCGCATCACTCGTAGTGTTGTAGAAAAAGCATACCCTGAGATTCACTGGCGTGACAAGTGAAGTTCCTCATTGATCTAACAGATCATTGTAACTCCAAGTGTCCTTTGTGTGCTAGGCACAAGACATCCTACAACGATGAGGTTGCGGTGCTTGCACCTGATCCATCCATGAACCTGTCAAAAATTTCACTGCAACAGTGGAAGACATGGTTTCCAAAAGAGACCCTTGAGAAGACAGAGTTGATCTACTTCCAAGGGTCTTTTGGTGAGCCCACATTATGTGATGATCTGCTTGAGATATATGCCTACACTCTGAAATCTAATCCCAACATTGTCTTCCAGATGAGTACCAATGGTGGCACTCGTGACGATGCATTCTGGGGAAGACTTGGTGCTCTCATGGGAGCATCACACAAGGATAGTTTTCTCATATTTTCTATTGATGGACTAGAAGATACTCTGCAGCAGTACCGTGTCGGTGTGGACTACAAGAAGGTAATGCAGAGTGCTAAAGCATTCATCAAGGCAGGTGGTCCTGCTGTGTGGAGAATGCTAGTCTTCAAACACAACCAACATCAGATAAAAAGATGTAAGACTCTGAGTAAGTTGTGGAGGTTCAAAGATTTTCAACACACTCGTGTCAATGATATGTATGATGCTAGTGGTCGCGGCGATGGTAAGTTTACATATACCTACAGAAATAAACTACACACCCTGCAGGTAGCAGATGATCCCAACCATGTGTACCGTCCAGACCCTGTAGCAGAGGACTCAGAGGTCGTCTGTCGCTATGGGCATACCAAAGGCAGTCCTGGTCAACTGAGGATCGATAGTAGGGGTGTGGTCCATGCCTGTTGCTTCCACCAGTCACGTCTCAGGTTCTTCTACCCTGGATATTATATTGACAACAACCCTGATGCTCCTGCAGAGTTCCGTGACATCAACAACCCAAACAAAGGAGTGGGTGCGGAGTACATGCAACGTGTCTTCTGGGACAATGTGATCCCGTTGATTGAGGATCAAGGTGGCATCAAAACCATATCACTAGAGCATCATTCATTGCATGATGTATTACAGACTCCCTTTTTCCAGCACACTCTGGTAGAATCATGGAGTAGCAGACCCCACATTTGTGCTGACTACTGTGGAAAGAAAAGATGTATCAACTGATACACTTTTATAATCCTACATAATATGGTATACTAATACCTACGTTCATCCAGAGCAATCTGGACGCAAGTAAGTCGCGGAACGGAGCGTTCATCCCATGTTAGTAGAATCACTTCTATATGTCTCAGTAGCTTGTCAACAAGCCGAAGGCATTGTCCTTAGGATGAGAGCAAACGAGAAACTCTCCGATGCTATCAAAGTTGAACTAGTAGAGACCATGAAGGAGGCAACTCCTGAATGTCCATGGGACGCAAACGACTAAAGGAACGGACCTAAAAATCCAACTACTTTAGGAGTAAACTTATGAACACCCTAAATCTGATTCGGAAGCAGATCCAAAAGGCATCTGCTGTTCACGACGCACAGATTACTCACACTGCATACCGTGGTGTAGAGTATGACACACGTTGTGTAGAATCCAAAGAGACCCACGGTACTTTCTGCTATCGTGGTAAGACCTACGCTAAGTAGGATTTACTCAACTCTATGGGGAGGGAAGGTTTGACACCTTCCCTTTTTTGTTTTATACTATGCTTATGGAACGAGACAAACTCAAAATAATCGTTTCCGATCTGGAAATGTTGCTCAGTGCTCTCAAAGCTGAGGTCTATTCGGACGTAGCATCTTACCGCTTCGACGAATGTGAACCTGTGGAACTTGACTACGACGAAACTTACGAAGGTCCATGACTGTAAAACTTATCAGCATCACACCTGATTCTGAGCAGACGATGGCATACATTGCTCGCGTGAGCAATCCTGCTAATCAGGAGAACGAAAAGTATTCTGGTCTGCTAAAGTATTGCATCAAGCACAACCATTGGAGTGTGTTTGAGCAGGCAACAATGACCCTGGAGATCTCTACGACCAGGGCAATCGCAGCTCAAATCCTGAGACATAGATCGTTCACATTCCAAGAGTTTTCTCAGAGATATGCTGACACAAAACTGCTGAAGGATAACATCCCTCTGCCCAAGTTGCGGCGACAAGATACTAAGAACAGACAGAATAGTATTGATGACCTAGACCCTGAGGTTGTTGATAGATTGGAACGACAGATGCAGACGTTGTTCTCATCTTCACAAGCACTGTACAATCAAATGATTGATGTTGGTGTGGCAAAGGAGTGTGCAAGAATGGTGCTCCCACTCTGTGTTCCCACAAAAATCTACATGACAGGCTCATGTAGGTCATGGATCCATTATATTGATCTGAGGTCTGCCCACGGCACTCAGAAGGAACACATGGATATTGCTGAGGCATGTAAGAATATCTTTATCGAACAGTTCCCTGCAGTGAGTGAGGCACTTGAATGGGTAGAATCTGCGGACTAAATCTTTCTCACAATGGATCCCTCGCCATCCTTGAGGGTGGTGAGGTTGAATTTTATTTGGAGGAGGAACGTGTCAGTCGTGTCAAACGTGACAGATCTGCACGTACATTGGCAGCACAATACTTGGACGATGATTTAGATGTAGTTACTATCTGTGATTGCTACACCACATATAATCTTGAGAAATATATTCTCAGGACTAAGCAGGCAAATGAGATCATTGATCTTGTAAAGTCAAGGGGACTAACTCTCAAGGACTATCGCCATCGGCATCATGAATGTCATGCTGCTAATGCATACTACAATTCAGGATTTACAGACGCTGCTGTCATTGTCATGGATGGCAAAGGTTCTCTCCATAAACACAAGGACTTGAAGTTCTGTGAGACAGAGAGTATCTTTGATGTCAATGATGGTAAGTTTGAATCTGTATTCAGGCATTACTCTACCTTCTGGAGTGAAGATGAGTCTAAGAAATTAGAGTCACCCTTCTGGGATGATGGTAATTTCTACAGTAATAGAACTAGCATCGGTCAGGCATACCGTAGGGTGTCACGATACTGTGGGTTTGATGAGACAGATGCTGGTAAGACCATGGGACTGGCATCATATGGTGCAGCACCTGTAGATCTTTTTGAGGAGGTCAATGGTCACAGTGTATGCTCAGAAGAATTGAGTCCTGAAGGTAACACTACATCATACACTGGACACCCGTATCACCCAGAGGATCTAGCATATAGGTTGCAAAAGTCTGCCGAGAATCATGCTCTGTATATGCTAGAGAAAGCATATGAATTGACGGGTAAGGAGAACTTTGTACTAACAGGTGGGTTCTTTCTCAACTGTATGTCAAACTATGAGCTACTCAAAACTGGCATAAATTTATATGTAGACCCACTTGCTTATGATGGTGGACTTGCCATCGGATCTGCACTTCTAGAACATTATGAGAACTCTTTTCCTCGGTCCTGAATACGATCTCTCCTTTGTAGAGGGTGATGATGTAACTTACGAAGACGTAGCAGAAATCATTGCAGGTAAGCAGGTAGTAGCACTGTTTCAGGGTAGATCTGAGGCAGGACCCAGAGCACTGGGCAATAGGTCATTGCTCTATGACCCACGAGATCATGAAGCACAGCAGAAAGTAAACAAGATCAAGAGGCGTGAGGAGTGGAGACCATTTGCTGCCAGCATCATGCTTGAGCATGCAAATGATTGGTTTGACATGCAAGGACTCGATGAGTCACCGTTCATGATGTATGCCATGGATGTTCGCCCACCGGTGTGGCATAAGATTCCAGGGGTGATGCACGTTGATAAGACTTGTCGGATTCAAACTGTTACTAAAGAACAGAATGAACATTACTACAACCTGATCGAAGCATTCTGGGACAGAACAGCAGTCCCCTTGCTCTTCAATACTTCTTTCAACTTAGCAGGTGAACCACTAGTGGAGTCACCACAGGATGCATTCAAAACATTCTATGGTTCTGACATACCATACCTATACTTTCCAGAGGTAGGAAAGCTGGTGCGAAAATGACTTTGCTATTACAAAAAAGTGGAAAAAAAACTCGGGCAAAAAATTTGCTCCTAGGGTTGAACATATCCAACAATGGATCAGCATGTCTGTTGGAGAATGGAAAACCAGTGTTTTACTTGGAAGCAGAGCGTCTGTCATATAAAAAGCATGATTTTGACATCAGGTGGTTGCTTGACAAGTTACCTGACTGTGACATCAAACACGTTGCAGTCTCTGATGCATACTGGAAGCGTGGTGATAAGCAAGTAGAAAATATCAAGATGCTTGCTGCTGTCAAGAGAAAATATCCTGGTTGTAGGTTCTATGACTACAGAAAGGACCATCACCTCACTCATGCTGCATGTGGTTTCTACAACTCAGGATTTGAGTCTGCCACTTGTATTGTTGTTGACTCTAATGGGTCAAAGACTTCTGCTGGACTTGAGATTGAGAGTATGTTCTTTGCACCTACCTGGGAGGTAATTCATAAGACCATGTTCTCTCCTGATAATATTGGATTTGGTAGAAGATATGAGATGGCATCCTCTGCATATGGGTGGCATTATATGGATGCAGGTAAGGTCATGGGTAAGAGTGCATATGATTCTGAACCTGCAAAATCATTACAAAGAGAGTGGCAAGAAAGAGTTTTAGAATTAGTAAGCATGGCACCCACAGATGAGATTGTATTTGCAGGTGGATGTTTTCTAAACTGTGTTGCAAACTATAATACCCTCAAGAAATTTCCTAACAAAAAACTTTATGCTGAACCCTTAGCACATGATGGTGGCACCGCCATGGGTGCTGCTTATCTTGCATATCATGCCAACGATTGATATTCTAGACATCAGTGCATCAATAGGATGTAACTTACAATGTAAGGGTTGTAATCATTTCAGTAATTACTTTGCTCCTGGTAGTAAGGTAGACACTGACAGTTTGCTTGATGATATAGCAACAATATTGCCTAGGGTAAATATAGGTAGAGTGTCCGTCATTGGTGGCGAACCATTACTAAATCCCCGTTGTGAGGAGATTGTAAATGCATGTGCAACACACACTGATTCTCCTGTCTATCTCTACAGCAATGGTCTATTGCTCCTACAGAATGAAGCGTGGATCAAAAAGAGTCTAGAGAATCCACGAATATTTCTTAGGATTAGTATTCATCTACCAGAAGTAGAACAGATCATCAAAGAGTTCAATCATCCCAAAGTTCTAGTCACTGAACACCATACTGGGAAGGATAGATGGTTCAATTCAATCAAAAAGAAAGAGGATAAAGTTTATCCTTACAACCACAACAGTCCAGCAAAAAGTTTCAAGGTATGCTCTTGTCCTAATGCTCAGTTGTATGCAGGTAGACTATGGAAATGTCCCAACACAGCATTCCTTAGGGAACTATTATATGTTACTGGTCAAGAGGAGGATCCTGAGTGGCAGGAGTATCTTGTCGATGGTCTTCCTGTTGATTGTAGTGATGCTATGTTGACAGAATTCTGTATCAATAGTAAACTACCTGAGAGTGTATGCAGTATGTGTACAGCTAAACCAATTAGGTTTAGTGCTGCTCTTCAAGAACGGAGTAAACGCAAGGTTATTCCTCAAAATAAATACTGAAAACTTACCCCCCACATGCCCGTATACCCTGTCAAACATAAAGACACTGGAGAGACAAAGGAATTGTCATTGACCGTTGCTGACTACGATCAGTGGCGTAAAGACAATCCTGACTGGGATAAAGATTGGTCTAAAGGTGTTGCCTCTGCCGTTAGTGGTGCAGGTGACGTTTATAGTCGGACAGATGGAGGATGGAACGAAGTTCTATCCAAAGTTGCACAGGTCCCCGGTTCCAAAGTCAAACCCCAGAAAACTACCCATTTCTAAATGACTGCACGTCGCAAAAAAATCTCGTCATCTGTCGGTGCTGGTATGACTGCAAAACAAATGCGTCGTAAGAAACCAATCAATTCCGACGCGATGATTGATGTTTTACCCATAACAGACAATCAGGAAGTTGTATTCCAAAAGTACAAAGAGAATCAAAATTTATTTTTGTATGGTGCAGCAGGAACAGGTAAAACTTTCATCACATTATACTTGGCACTCAAGGAGGTTCTAGATCCCCTTACCCAATACAATAAGGTGGTTTTAGTCCGCTCACTGGTGTCCACCCGTGAGATTGGTTTCCTACCTGGAGATCATGAAGACAAGTCTGCACTTTATCAGATTCCTTATAAGAATATGGTAAAGTATATGTTTGAACTGCCTACGGACAATGAATTTGAGATGCTTTGGGGTAACCTGAAGACACAAGAGTCTGTTACCTTCTGGTCAACCAGTTTCATTCGCGGTACTACCTTGGATGATGCCATCATCATTGTTGATGAGTCTCAAAACCTCAACTTCCATGAACTTGATAGTATCATTACCCGTGTGGGTGAAGGATCTAAGATTATGTTCTGCGGTGACGTAGCACAGACTGATCTCGTCAAGACCAACGAAAAGAATGGTATCCTTGACTTCATGAAGATCGTCGAACGCATGCCTGAATTCAATCTGATTGAATTTGGCATCGATGACATCGTAAGATCGGGTCTGGTCAAGTCCTATCTCACCAGTAAAATTGAACTTGGTATGTAATGTTTACCCATTTGGAATGTGATCTGCCCAAACTCAAACGGCAGAATATTGAAGGAGTTAGATTCTATACAGTGAACGACCGACCGATGGTGTCTATCACCTCGGTCACGTCTCACTGGAATGCTAAGACGTTTGTCGAGTGGCGGAAGCGTGTTGGTAACGAGGAAGCAAATCGTATTACCAAACGTGCCACCAGTCGTGGTACAGAATGTCACGAGTTGATTGAGACATTCTTGCTCAATAAAGACGTAGAATATAAGAGACCTGGACCAAAGATGTTGTTCCAGCAGGCAAAAAAGACGTTGAAAAAGATAAATAATATATACGCTCTTGAAAAGAGTCTTTACAGTGAAGAATTAGGAGTCGCAGGCACTGTAGATTGTATCGCTGAATATCAGGGCGAGCTTGCGATCATTGATTTCAAAACATCAGCAAAACCTAAACCCAAAGAATGGATTGAGGGTTACTTTGTACAGGCAGCAGGATACGCTTGTATGTTCTATGAACGTACTGGTATTCCCGTCAAGAAACTTGTCATCATTATGACATGTGAGAACGGAGAGGTGCAAGTGTACGAAGAGTATGATAAAATGAAGTATATGAAATTACTTGTTCAGTACATCGAGAAATTTGTTGAAGAAAAAATCAATGCGATCAAAAACTGAGATGAAAAACCTTTTGAAGAGCAAGTTCTTGTGTCAGGACAAGTTCACTAATGACATTGAGAACCTGGTAAAGGACAATGCCGACATGAATTACATCGAGGCAATTTGTTTTTACTGTGAGTCCAATAACATTGAGATTGAATCAGTCTCCAATCTAATTACCAAACCTCTGAAGGAAAAACTGAAGGGGAATGCAATGAACCTAAATTATTTGAAGAGAACATCTAGAGCAAAGTTCTTTAGTATTTGATGAACAAAAGAGAATTCAAACTTTCAGAGATCAAGAGCAACCTTTCCAAAGAAAGACTTCTTGAGGTATCTAAGAGTGTTGATTTCGTCAGAGAACAAAAAGGATTCTGGATAACAAATTTCAAGCAGGTCACTCCCGAAGAGATAAAATCTCTAGAGGCAGAGAGACCTACCACAAGACTGCTGAGTATTCATGTCATCAATGGGTGTAACCTCGCCTGTCGTGCATGCAATCACAACAGCAGTCTTCTTGGTATAAAGAGTGGTGTAGATATTGATGCTTTGATAGAAGATATCAAAGTTTTTCTACCAAAAGTGTATGTTTGGAGTCATATCAGCATCATTGGAGGAGAACCTTTACTTGAACCACGCACCAGAGAGGTCGTAAAGGTTACCAGAGAGGTCTCAGAGGCGACTGGGCAGACATGTAACATCAAATTGTTTAGCAACGGTTCACGCCTGTTACAGGAGAAGGAATGGATTGCTGACGAGATGTTGAAGGGAGTCAATTTTAGATTGACCTTCCACAAACCATGGTATACTGAGATGGGATCAGTAAACTGGGAGAATGCTGCCAAGTTCATCCGTTACTTACAGTATCGAGAGGTGGACATTGATAGTTTACTAGAATTCAGTGAGGCATTTCGCCAACTGGATGGTAAACCAAGGCAGTGGTTTGATATTGTCAAGTATGATATCAAAGACGACCAGATCAAATACTATCCTTTTGAGGAAGGCAACCCAGAGGAGAGTTTCTCTCACTGTACGTGTCCTAATAGTCAATTATATAATGGTCACCTGTGGAAGTGTCCTATGATTTCATATCTTAGGGAGTCTTTGAGTGCCACCAATCAAATTGATGACCCCGAGTGGAAGAAGTATCTAGACTACAAACCCACCAGCATTTCTGCTACAGTGGACGACATCAGGGCATCGTTTGATGAGGTCACCAAACCTCATGACATCTGCACCATGTGTCCTCGCAACCCTGTTTGGTTCACCGCAACCTTGCAGTTGGATGCAAAATTGAAAAAGAACGTCGCTATGCACGATGAAGAAACCTATGACACCGTTTGATACTTACAAAGAGTATCTGGCGTACAAGAATCATTTCTCGAAGGAGAAGTATGATTACTTCAGATATGGTGGCAAGTCTAGAGCAAGTCTTGACTCTTTCTACAAGAGGAAGGACAGGTATTTCTTTGAGAAGACATCGAGGAAGTACAAAGACGATGACATCAGGAACTTCTTCCTTGCTAACTTTGTGAGTACAGACAACCCACAGGGTCTGTGGATTGGTAACATCATCCGTGGTGGAGAGGCAGTCTTTACTGAATGGCAACGTAGACAGCAGAGTTTGTTCTATAACTTCAAGAGCACTAACAAGAACATGTTGGAGCAGTATGGTTTGCAGACATTCTTAGAACCTAAAGATGGTCATCCACCACTCTTGAAAGAATACCTAGCAGGTAACCTCAGCATTGAGGAGGCAGTCATCTATGAGCAACTGTTCGGATACTGTAAGGACTATGATAAGAAACTGGATGACCCTGTTTGGCACCAGATTGGGATGAAAATCAAAAAATATTTACCATTTCTAAATATTGACAAAGAGAAATATCGTAAGCAAATTCTTGCCGAGGTCAACGAGCAATTCTAATGTCAACTTTTTTTGAAAACGAAAACGTCCGCCGTGAGATGGAGGACATCTATGAAATCCAGAAGGAATTGTACAATGTCATCATGCAGTTCCCTGACATGTCTGATGCTGCTAAGTGGGAGCACATTGAAACGCTGAAGAGTCTGCTAGAGAAGCAGCAGATCATGTGGACCAGAGTCTCATACTCTGATGACCCTGAAGCAATGGAGATGAAGAAAAAGATTCAAGAGTCTGCCAAACAAATTGGTTTTGGTAATGCTGATATGAATACAATCTTCGGCAACATGAAGAATACCCTGGACTTGATGCAAACTCAACTGCGTCGATAAATAGGTTTTTTATCTTTACTCATGATCTCTGTTTTGTTTGTCGGCAAGGTGAAGGAGTTCACTGAAGAGTATGAGGCATACAATGAAACCCTGTTGGATAGTGCACAGAAAATTCCAGGGTTCATTGACATGCAAACAGAATTGGTTGAGGGTGTAGAAATTACTATTAGTCAGTGGAAGAGTGAGGATGATGTGCGGGAGTGGGCACGTGACCCAACGCATATGAAGGCAAAGCGACGAGTAAAAAAATGGTACCACTGGTATAGAGCAAAGCACTTCACTTCAAACCAATGACTGATGACGACGCAAACCAATACTCAGTTTATGAGGGGGATTGGTATGCGAGCATGAATTTGGGAATAAATGAGTGTAGAATGTTATATGATCACATAAACTATTCCCTAAAGATGTGGCCTGGTTCTCCTGCTCGTCCATCTGAAGAGCAAGAGTACCTTGTCATTCTAAAGACTCGCTTGGCTGGAATTATTATGCAATACAACTTTGACATGCTGGAAATGGAGTGATAGAATGCACTTGTATCATGCATTCTCCATTCCGATGGCAAAAGGATTCAAAGAACTGAGCAACGTAAAAGCACGTCCAGATCTTGTTCCTCAAACAACCACTCCTGAGGTAAAAGCGCCTAGGAGTGAGAGTCTATTGAACAATAAGCATCTGGCATATGATGCTAGCGGTAAAGTGGTCAACCCACGTGACCTGAAGGCAGATCAAGATCGTAAGCGTATGAATGTCATCGCTGCCACTGGACTGCTGTTCATTGTCTTCGGTCAGATCTACCTGGGATCTGCCATCAACAGCATGTCTAGGAGCATTGACCGTCTTGCAGAGACCTCCTTGACAGGCACTAAATAATCCGCTATATTATGTACACGGTGACAATCCAACAATCCACCGAATCTTTCTAATATGTCTTTTGCAGACCTCAAAAAGCAATCTCGACTTGGTTCTCTGACTTCTAAGTTGACCAAGGAGATTGAGAAGATGAATACCAGCGGCGCTGGTAGCACAGACGAACGTTTGTGGAAACTTGAAGTAGACAAGGCAGGCAATGGATATGCTGTAATCAGGTTCCTGCCCGCTCCCGAGGGAGAAGAACTCCCTTGGGCGAAGGTGTGGTCTCACGCCTTCCAGGGACCTGGCGGATGGTATATCGAAAATAGCCTGACTACATTAGGACAAAAAGATCCTGTCTCTGAGTACAACCGTCTCCTTTGGAACAGTGGTACTGACAGTGACAAGGATTTGGCACGTAAGCAGAAGCGAAAGCTCACTTACATTGCGAACATCTATGTCGTCAAGGATCCAGCCAATCCTCATAACGAAGGACAAGTTTTCCTTTACAAGTTTGGCAAGAAGATCTTTGACAAAGTTTCTGCTGCCATGCAGCCTGAGTTTGAAGACGAAGAAGCAATCGATCCATTCGATTTTTGGCAGGGTGCGAACTTCAAACTGAAGGCAAAGAATGTTGCGGGTTACCGTAACTATGACAGTAGTGAGTTTGCTGCTGCAGCTCCAGTGTTAGACGACGACGATGCCCTTGAGGCATTGTGGAAGAAGCAATACTCTCTTGAGGAATTCACACGTGCTGACCAGTTCAAAGCGTATGAAGATCTTGAGAAGCGATTGAATTCTGTGTTGAACAACACTCGGAAACCTGTTGACCCAGAGACCTTCGATGAGGAGGAAGCTGCGGTCGCTAAATCGCGGAAGCAAATGGATGAGGAAGATCGTGTCATCAAAAAAAGTGTTGCCGCTGCTGAGCCTGTTGTCGCGACCGGAGCTAGCAGTTCAGGTGATTCAGATGAAGATGACGCCTTGTCCTATTTTCAGAGACTGGCCGAGAGCTGAGGCATGAAACTTTACAGCTTCAACGAGCTGATTGGAGTCTGGGATGGGGATCTCCCCGTCCTGGACTTTTCTCTTAGGAACATTTATGAGTGGAAGGAAGAGTTTCCTGAATCTGAAGGTAACTCTAACATCAATGGTTGGCAACGTACTGGTATGCATAGTGATGGAAGATTCACTCCATTGATGTCAATGATTGCAGAGAAGTCCCGCGAGTACATGGCACTGCATGATGTAAAACCTCCAAGACATATGGAAGTTGTCCATGCATTTGCTAACATCAACGGAAAGGGTGCGTCGAATTGCATGCATCATCATACTTACGGGCAGATTAGTGGTGTATATTGGTTGAAAGCACCACATAATTGTGGTGATCTATTCATCATGAGTCCATTTCCTAATCAGTATTTGAATACCTCATGTGTGTCTAAAATTGACCGTAATGCCATGGTAATCACACCCAAGGCAAATACTGGAGTATTTTTCAACAGCAACCTAGTCCACTACGTAGACCAGAACAGATCGACAAAAGATAGGGTGTCTGTTGCATTTCACATTCTAATTCACTCGTAGCAAAAATCGACTTTTTGGTACAGATAAGTGGAAAAAAAACTCGGAGCAAAAATCGCCCCTATAGGTTTATGGCATACAAAAACATAATCATCATTGAGAAAAATATTGATGTAACTCCCTTTTTGGAAGAATTGAACCCAGATCATTGGGATTGGGTTTCTCGGCAAAAAGGAAATAACTTAGGAGGCGATAGAAACCCATATGGGTTTTTGCCGCTAGTTTGGGCAAAAGTGCAAAAAGGCGAAGATCCCCATGATGCCATGGGACAAGAAAAAACGGCACTTTATGACTTATACCCAAAAGTGCAAGAATTTTGGAAAAAGAACAATATCACCGAAACTGGTAGAGCAGCATTTTTCAGACTAATTCCTGGAAACCGAGTTTTGGAGCATATTGACCGTGGGGAGTATTATAAGAAAAAGGACCGATATCATCTATCTCTGCAGGGAACTTATCTGTATAGAGTTGGAGATGAGTCTATGATTGTTCCACCAGGCACTTTCTTCTGGTTCAACAACAAATTACCCCACGAAGCACTGAACGTGGGGAATGTTGATAGGTATTCATTAGTTTGGGACGTTCCACATAGTCCCAATAATCCACAATTAGCGAAGTGATAAAATACGGAGATTATCGCCTTTTTTCATCTTTCTATCAATATATTGACTAGAATCTTCATAGGTGAGGATGTCTCGCATATCCTCAATAATCATTTCAATGTATTCTGGTCTTAGAACTGATATAGTCCTTTTGGCATCATTTTTGCGAGTCTCATATTCTAGATAACTAACTGACTGTGTGCCAGTGTCTTTGTAGTTGAATCCATCATATGACCAATGGAATTCAGCATCAGCATCAACAATTAGACCAGCCTGCTGTAAAAGTCTTCCCTCAGGATCACGTCGTTCAACAGTTTCATAATGATGGGGTTCATTTAGTTGCTCAATGCTATAATTGTTTCTCAAATATCTTGAGAAGTCTGACTCACTCATAGGCCATTCATCTCTCATATTGAGGATATTGTTTGAGATAAGGATGACCCAATCAAGTTCAGGATCTCCATATAAAATCTGTGCTACATTGTCAGGACGTTGGTCTCCACGAATACTGAATTTGCCAAACGCAACTGCAGATTGAAAAATATCATCACGTATTTTACCTCTTTTGAACAGATTAGTGCTTTCCACGTAATCTGAGCTAGAAGACCTATTGTCAGAGAAGGATAGTAAAGATACTTTGGGAAAATTGTCGAAATATGCCATTAGAATCCAATGTCCTCCCCGGTAATTTCGTCCAGTAATGGGGCAAATCCATCACCATCCGTACTGAGGTCAAATATGGATGAGTTTCCAAGTAACTCCCCTTGAAGCTTTCCGGGGGAATCGTAATCTTCACGGAAGAGGGGAGTTAGTTCTGTAAAATTCAAGATCATTGTTGACCTAACAGGTTGAGAAAAAACATTTTGATCATAATATGATTGATAGACACCTTGATCGGTAAAGTTTACTCCAACTTGTGTTAGTGCACATATCTTATGTATGGGGAGTGATTTGATTCTTCTTACATTGTTGAAATAACCAATCCTAAAAACATCCGGAGATCCTAAGAAAATAGTATCAGATTTACTGCCACCAGAACCTAAAGAAAACGGTAACATACCTTCTTTGAAGAATCTTTGGATAGCATTTATTTGTCTAGCATCCTCCTCACTGTTTGGTGCAAAGTCATATCTGAAAACGAAGTTTCTAAGTTTAGGTCCCTGGAATAACAACTCCAGATTGGGGTTTAGCACTTGTCCCGATTGTCGGGCAATAAATTGTGCAGGATCTACATTGATGCCAATTTTGCTCAGTAGCATTTTGGATAGGGCACCAGAAAGAGCTGTATTCACTCCACTTCCTTTTTGTCCTGCAGCATTAGCAATGGTTGATGTTATGGCGCTGGCATCCTTCAACGCATCAGTTACAAATTTGAAAAGATTTGTATTGCCGTCTAGAGCTTTAGTTACTGCCTTGTTAGTGGCCATAAACATTCCGGCCTCAAGGACGTTTGCCTGGGCTTGTCCCCATTGAACTCCTTGAGATGCTTGTAAATCATTGGGAATTGGTAGTTTTACCACTCCTTCAAATTTCTTCAGATTAGTGCCTCGTCGCAAACCACTTTGTAGAACACCAGAAGCATCCCTACCGTCTTTTTGTGGTGGTTGATATTGAAATCTTTCGATTTTCATATAGTCCTGCTGACCCCTAAGCTGATACAATGCATCAGAGGGATATTGGAATGATTTTATTGTAGTATCTTGGGTAGGAACTAATGGAGTATTCTCTTCAGCAATCGCTTCTTGATTAGTTACCGGTTCAGGATCAGTTCTAACTGCATCAAGAAGACTATCCAATTGAGCTAATTGTATATTTGGCATCAATGATGATACAGCGTCACTATATTCGCTATTACTACCTTGTTGTGCTAACCTTTGTAGGGATATTGGTGTATTTGGATCATTAGAAGTATTCAAAAATGCAAA